CTACTTCTGTTCTTTATCCTTCTTTTGCATTTGTTCAGCATATTGAAGTCCGAGTTGAATAGCGTTTGCCAAGGCTATTTTGCTATCATCAGATAACATTTCACCGTTAAGCATAAGTCCAGGTTGAGCTAGTATTAAATCCATAGCAGTTTTAACGTCCATTATCTTTGGTAGAGGAGATTCACTTATATCCTCGGTATTTTCATTCATTAAAATATTAACATCAAGTTCTAGTGCTTCAGCAATGCTATTTATAGTTTTAACTGAAGGATTACTTTTATGATTTTCTATATCACTTAATGTAGATTTTGCAATATTAGCCTTTGCAGCAAGACCTCTTACAGATAGGCCTGCTAACTCTCGATACTTTTTAATTCTATCACCAATAATCATTGTAAATTCTCCTTAATTTGTCCGATATATCATACAAATATTATAACATTTTGTCTAGTAAAGTAAATAGCAAATTGAAGATATTTACAGATAATGTCCGTAAAATAACCCTAATTTAATATGATGTCCGTTTTAGACGTGTAACAAACTTGAAAAGTGTCCGTAAAATAAGTACAATAAAACCATAAAATAGAAATTAGGAGGTAAGGAGATTTGAAAAATAGGATTAAAGAAGTAGCAAAGATACAAGGAATAAAGACTAGTTGTATGGCTAAAACTATAGGAATATCAAGATCTTTTATGTATGACCTTATCAATGAAAAGTGTACTCCTTCAGTAGACACAGCAAAAAAGATAGCTAAGATTTTAAACACACCAGTAGAAGAATTGTTTCTAGATGAAAAAACGGACAGTATTACTGCAAAGACAAATATGCAATAAGATAATGTAGGTACTTATAGAGAAAATATGAAATAAAGAGGTGTATTGCAAATGGATATTAATGTAAAAATAAAATTAGAATCACCAGAGCTTATGACAGCTATATTGGCATTGGTAGAGGTTTTACCAAGAGTGAAATTAGAGGCAGTTAAATCATCTGAAGACGGACAAGTAGCAGACGTGACAGAGAAAGTAATAAAAGTTGAAGAAAAGAAACACGAAGCAAAAAAAGAGGAAATAAAGATTATAACATTAGAAGAAGTAAGATTAAAGCTTGCATCACTTTCACAAACTGGTAAGCAAAAGGAGGTCAAAGCACTCATAGTAAAGTATGGAGCTAATAAACTTACAGACCTAGACCCAACTTGCTATGAGGAACTTCTCAAAGAAGCAGAGGTACTGTAATGGGAGCACATGCTTTATTATCCGCAAGTTCAGCTCATAGGTGGATGGATTGCACACCTTCAGCAAGATTAGAAGAAACCTTTGAGAACACAACAAGTGTATTTGCAGAGGAAGGAACCTTTATGCATGAACTGGGAGAGTTAAAACTCAGAAAATATATTGGGGAAATAAAAGGAACCGCTTATAAGAAAAAGCTAAAGGCATTGCATACTAATGAGTTTTTTAATTCTGAAATTGAAGAAGCTATAGATGTTTATGTTTCCTTTGCAACTGAATTAATAGAGGAAACTAAGAAGAACTGTAAAGATCCAATAATTCTACTAGAGCAGAGACTAGATTTTTCAAAGTATGTAAAGAGTGGCTTTGGAACAGGTGACCTTATAGTGGTGGCAGATGGAAATCTTCACGTAGTAGATCTAAAAGGCGGACAGGGTGTAAAAGTTTCATCAGAAAAAAATCCACAAATGTTGCTTTATGCATTAGGTACATTGGAATTATTTAATTGCTTATATGATATAAAAACTGTTCGAATGACCATTTGCCAACCAAGGCTTGAAAATATTTCTACTTATGAAATATCTGTAGAAGAGCTTTTGGAGTGGGCAGAAAATATTCTAAAACCTGCAGCACAGCTTGCTTGGAATGGAGAGGGAGAGTTTTGTCCTAGTGAATATACATGCAAATTCTGCAGAGTAAAAGCTACATGTAAGGCTAGAGCTGAAAAGAATCTGGAGATAGTAAAACTTGAATTTAAACAAGCATCCCTTCTTTCAAAGGAAGAAATTTTAGAGGTGTTAGCAAAAGCAGATGAAATTGCTGCATGGTGTAAAGACATATGGTCATGGGCAGAGGGTAGAGCAATTGAAGGTGAGGAATTTGAAGGCTTTAAAGTAGTTGAGGGTAGAAGCAATAGAACCTACGGCGATGAAAAAGCTGTAATTGAAAAGCTTACTGAATCAGGGTATTCAGAGGATGTGATATTTACTAAAAACCTTAAGGGAATAACTGCCCTTGAAAAAACTTTAGGTAAAAAAATATTTTCACAAGTACTTGATGGTTTTATCACTAAACCGCAAGGAAAACCTAGTCTAGTTCCTATTTCAGATAAAAGAAAATCAATAAAAATAAATAATATGGCTGAAGCCGATTTTAAGGAGGAAATTTAATCGTGGATAATAACAAAACAAAGGTAATCACAGGTAAGGCACGTTTCTCTTATGCAAATGTATGGGAGCCTAAATCAATAAATGGTGGAGATGAAAAATACAGCGTTTCTCTTATTATTCCAAAGGATGATAAAAAGACCATTAATGAAATTAAAGCTGCTATTGACGTCGCAAAACAAGAAGGTAAAGCAAAGCTTGGTGGTAAAATACCAGCAAATCTTAAGACTCCACTTCGTGATGGGGATATAGATAGACAAGATGATGAGGCTTACCAAAATAGCTATTTTATTAATGCTAACAGCAAGGACAAGCCACAGATTGTAGATAAAAATGTTAAACCTATTTTAGACCAAAGCGAAGTTTACAGTGGTTGCTATGGCAGAGCAAGCGTAACATTTTATGCGTTTAATTCTAATGGTAATAAAGGGATAGCTTGTGGGTTAGGAAATTTGCAAAAGCTTGCTGATGGTGAACCACTAAGCGGACGTAGCAGAGCAGAAGATGATTTTACATCTGCTGATGACGATGACTTTTTAAGCTAGGCGGTAAGGTGTATGCAGAAGACTTTAGGAATAGATATTGAAACATTTTCAGATGTGGATTTAGTAAGAAGTGGTGTATATGCGTACACCGCTTCACCACATTTTGAAATATTACTATTTGCCTATGCTTTTGATGATGAAGAGGTACAAATTGTGGATATTGCAAGTGGGGAAAAGCTATCTACTGAAATTATAAAAGCACTTACAGATGAGAGAATTATTAAAACTGCATTCAACGCAAGTTTTGAAAGAACTTGTTTATCAAAGTATTTAAATAAACAATTAAAAGCCAACTCATGGCAATGTACAGCTGTTCAAGCAGCTACTTTAGGATTGCCTCTATCATTAGAAGGGGTAGCACAGGTTTTAGGGCTAAGTGAGCAAAAAATGAAAGAAGGTAAGGAGTTAATAAGATATTTTTCTATTCCTTGTAAACAAACAAAAGCCAATGGAGGTAGGACAAGAAATCTTCCCCATCATGCTATAGAAAAATGGGAAGCCTTCAAAAACTACTGCAAGCGAGATGTTGAAGTTGAAAGAGCAATACGTAAAAAGATTGCAAGGTATCCTATAAGTGAATCAGAGCAACAAATATATATTTTAGACCAGGAAATTAATGATAGAGGGGTTCTTGTAGATTTAGAGCTGGTAGCAAAGGCAATGGAATGCGATAAGCTTCATAAAGAAGATACATTTTCACAGGCCCAAAAGCTTACTGGTCTTGATAATCCCAATTCTGTAGCACAGCTAAAGCAGTGGCTACTTGAAAATGGTATAGAGGTAGAGTCTTTATCTAAAAAAGCTGTATCTGATCTTGCTAAAGAATCTGATGGTGATGTAGAGAGACTACTAAACTTAAGATTACAACTAGCAAAGACATCAATTAAAAAGTATGAAGCCATAGAGCGTGCAGTTTGTCCTGATAATAGAGTAAGAGGATTACTTCAATTTTATGGTGCAAATAGAACGGGGAGATGGGCAGGGCGATTGGTCCAGGTTCAAAACTTACCACAAAATCATATTAAGGATTTAACACTTGCCCGTAACTTGGTGAGAAACGGTGATTTAAGCACTCTTGAAATGTTGTTTGAAAGTGCTCCACATGTACTGTCTGAGCTTATTCGGACCGCTTTTATTCCAAAACCAAATCATCAATTTCTAGTGGCGGATTTTTCTGCTATTGAAGCAAGAGTAATAGCATGGCTTGCAGGTGAAAAGTGGAGAATGGATGTATTTACAACCCACGGTAAAATCTATGAAGCTAGTGCTAGCCAAATGTTTAAAGTTCCTATTGAAGAGATTACAAAGACTTCACCATTAAGACAAAAAGGAAAGATTTCAGAATTGGCACTTGGTTATGGAGGTTCAGTTGGAGCATTAACTGCAATGGGTGCTCTTGATATGGGAGTAGAGGCAGATGAACTTCAAGGCCTTGTTACAGCTTGGAGGCAGGCTAATCCAAACATTACAAAACTGTGGTGGAATATAGATAAAGCGGCGGTTAAAGCTGTAAAGGATAAAACATGTGTAGAAGTTGGAAGAATAAAAATTCATTATGAAAGTGGCATACTATTCATCACTTTACCATCAAGAAGAAAACTATCTTATATTAAACCAAGAATTGAGCCTAACAAGTTTGGAAGAGATGCTGTTACCTATGAAGGTGTTGGTGCAACTAAGAAATGGGAAAGAATAGAAACTTATGGACCAAAGCTAGTAGAAAATATAGTACAGGCCATTGCACGTGATTTATTGGCTGAATCTATGATTAATGTAGCTGATAAAGGTTATGAAATAGTTATGCATGTACATGATGAAATAATAGTTGAAGGACCTTTGAATTTTGATTCATTGAGGGAAATCTGCGAGATTATGGCAATTGCACCAGTTTGGGCAGAAGGCTTACCACTTCGTGCAGATGGTTATGAATGTGAATATTATAGAAAAGATTAAGAAAGGGAATACACTATGATAATTTCAATTGCTAACAGTAGAACATCGAAGCATTGGAAGAATGTAGAGATGTCCTGGGATGAATTTTTAGAAAAAGCTAAATCCACTATAAAAACTGTTGAAACTGTAGAAGAATATAGAAAGCTACCAAAACCTAAGCAGGATGACATTAAAGATATAGGGGGATTTGTTGGTGGTAAATTAAAAAATGGTAAAAGGAAAACAGGTTTTATAGAGTATCGTTCAATGCTTACCCTAGACATGGATTATGCTCATAGTGGTGTGTGGGAGCAAATTACCATGTTTTATGAACTCACTTGCTGCATCTATTCCACACATAAACACACTGCTGAAAGACCAAGGCTTAGGTTAATTATACCGCTATCAAGAAATGTTACAGCAGATGAATATACAGCCATAGGTAGAATGGTAGCCTTTGATATAGGGATAGAACAATTTGATGATACTACCTATGAACCTACAAGGCTAATGTATTGGTCATCAACTTCAAGTGATGGAGAGTTTGTTTTTGAAAAACAAGATGGTGTTCTTTTAGACCCGGATAAGGTGCTTTCAAGATATAAGGATTGGCATGATAGTAGTCAGTGGCCTATTTCTTCAAGACAGACAAGCATTGTAAAACATAATATTTCAAAGCAGGCAGATCCTTTGGAAAAAGAGGGACTTATAGGAGTGTTCTGTAGAACTTATACCATTAGAGAAGCTATTGATGAATTCTTATCCGATGTTTACAAACCAAGTTTACTTGAAGGTAGGTATGATTATATTCCTGCTGATTCGACTGCAGGTGTGCTTATTTATGATGATAAGTTTGCTTTTTCACATCATGCTACAGACCCTGCTTGCAATAAGCTTTGCAATGCATTTGATTTGGTAAGGATTCATAAATTTGGAGAGCTTGATGGTAAAATAGATGAGAATACAATACCATCAAAGTTACCATCTTTTAAGGCGATGCAGGAACTATGTATAGCAGATGAAAATGTAAAAAAGCAATTAGCTAAGGAGAGGATAGAAAAGGCTAATACAGAGTTCACAGTAGTGGATGAAAATTGGCAAGAAAAGCTTTCAATAAATAAAAATGGACAGATAAAAGATGATTTACAGAACCTAGTACTAATTATACAACATGATGAGAATTTAAAAGGAATAGCCTACAATCAGCATCGTGATGGAATTGATGTTAAAGGTAATTTACCTTGGAAACAAGTAAAAAGTGGATGGAATGATTCAGATATGTCTGCACTTAAGGTGTATTTTGATAAAACCTATGGTGTTTGGTCACCAACAAAGCTAAAAGAAGCATTAATAGCAGTTGCTGCAGAGAGAGCGTATCATCCTATAAAAGAATATTTAAATGCACTTCCAGATTGGGATGGTGTAGAGCGTCTTGGTACACTTTTGATTGATTACTTAGGAGCAGAAGATAATGAATATTCAAGAGCGGTTATAAGAAAAACTCTTGTAGCAGCAGTAACTAGAATTTATGAACCAGGTACTAAGTTTGATAGTGTTTTAATACTTAATGGACCGCAAGGTATAGGGAAAAGCACATTCTTTGAAAGGCTTGGTACTAAGTGGTTTTCAGATAGTTTAACCATAAATGATATGAGAGATAAAGCTGCGGCTGAAAAGCTACAGGGGTATTGGCTTTTGGAACTTGGGGAATTAGCTGGGATAAAGAAAACAGATGTAGAAACAGTAAAATCATTTGTTTCAAGAACTGATGATAAGTATAGAGCTAGTTATGGGGTTAATGTTGAAAGCCATCCAAGACAATGTGTAGTAGTTGGGACAACAAATAGTGAAACAGGTTTTTTAAGAGACATCACAGGAAACCGTAGATTTTGGCCTGTTAGAGTTAGTGGAGATAGTATTAAAAAAGCATGGGATTTAAAAGATATAGATCAAATATGGGCAGAAGTATTGTGTGTGTATAAAAAAGGTGAAACTTTATTCTTAAAAGGTAATGAAGCACAAATAGCCATATCACAGCAGGCTGATGCTATGGAAACTGATGACCGTGAAGGATTAGTGCGTGAGTATCTTGAAAAGCTACTGCCAGAGAATTGGAGTAACATGGATTTATATGAACGTAGAGACTTTTTAAGTGGTGGTGATTTTGGTACTACGATTGTTGAAACTGTTAAGCGTAATCTTGTTTGTCCTATGGAGATTTGGTGTGAGTGTTTTGGAAAAGATTCAGCTAATCTCAAGAAGGCAGATTCTTATGAGATAACTGCAATAATAGCTAGAATTGAAAATTGGAAGCCTTATGATGGTACAAAGACTGGGATTACAAAGTTTCCAATCTATAATAAGCAAAGAGCCTTTATGAGGGTGAAACAAGGATAATTTTAAAATAGCTCGTTTCAAAAAATAACAGGAACAAGAGGAACAAGCCGTTAGGTTGTTCCAAGGTTGTGGTCTAGTAAAGAAGTAAGGAATTCAGCCTAATAATCATATAGGTAGGAACAAGAAACAAGAAAATCTCTTTTGAGATAAATAATATAAAAAAAGAATAATAAGTGGGTGCGTATGTATATGTATACACGCGTAAGGGTTTTTAATGACTTGTTCCTAATCTTGTTCCAACTATAGAGAAAGGATTAAAAATGCGAGAAAGTGAAATTGAAAAAGCATTAACCATTGAAGTAAAAAAACGTGGGGGGTTAGCATTAAAGTTTATATCCCCTGGAATGTCAGGTGTTCCAGATAGGCTGATAATGATGAAAGGTGGAAAGCTTGCTTTTATTGAGCTTAAGGCTCCTGGAAAGAAACTAAGGTCACTTCAAATAAAGAGAAAAAGACAATTAGAATCATTAGGATTTTTAGTTTATTGCATAGATGATAAGGAGAAGATTGGAGGTGTCCTTGATGAAATTACAAAGAGATGATATGCATGAATATCAAAATTATTGTGCTAAAAAGATTATAGAAAATCCTGCATTTGCTCTTTTGCTTGATATGGGACTTGGAAAAAGTATTATTACACTTACTGCCATAAGGGATCTAATCTTTGACTATTTTGAAATATCAAAGGTTTTAGTTATAGCACCTCTTAGAGTAGCACAGGATACTTGGAGTAAGGAATGTGAAAAATGGGATCACTTAAAGGGGCTTAGGATTTCAAAAGTTTTAGGTAATGAAAAGAAGAGAAGAGAGGCGCTTGTAAGAAAAGCTGATATATATATAATCAATCGTGAAAATGTAGAATGGCTTTGTGAAAATTATAAATTTGACTTTGATATGGTAGTTATAGATGAATTATCAAGTTTTAAATCACCTACATCTAAAAGGTTCAAGGCTCTTAGAAAAATTAGACCTCAGGTAAAAAGGATAGTTGGTCTTGCAGGAACACCAGCTCCAAATAGCTTAATGGATTTGTGGAGTGAGATAAATTTACTAGATATGGGTGAAAGACTAGGAAGATTTATTGGAAGTTACAGAAATCAGTATTTTGTACCTGATAAAAGAAATCAACAAGTTATATTTAGTTATAAATCTAGAGAAGGAGCAGAAGAGCAAATCTATAATAAAATTTCTGATATCTGCATTAGTATGAAAGCTTGTGATTATCTTAAAATGCCGAGGCGGATAGATAATGTAGTTGAGGTTAAGATGTCAGAAAAGGAAAAAGCACTTTATAAAAAATTAGAAAATGAAATGTTACTTCCTTTTAGTGATGGGGATATAGATGCAGTAAATGCAGCATCTCTTTCAAATAAACTACTTCAAATGGCAAATGGTGCTGTTTATGATGAGTTTAAAGTAGTAAAAAATATTCATAGTAGAAAACTTGATGCTTTAGAGGATTTAATTGAAGGAGCTAATGGAAAGCCAGTACTTATATTCTATGCATACAAGCATGATAAGGAAAGAATAAAAGAAAGATTTGAAGTTACTGAAATATCAAATAGTGATGATATAACTAAATGGAATAATGAAGAAATCAAGGTAGCTATAGCACATCCTGCTTCAACTGGTCATGGACTTAATCTTCAAGCAGGAGGTTCAACAGTTATTTGGTTTGGACTTACTTGGAGCTTGGAACTTTATCAACAAGCAAATGCAAGGCTATGGAGACAAGGACAAAAGGAAACTGTAGTTATTCATCATATAGTTTCAAAGGGAACTATTGATGAGGAAGTGATGAATGCACTTCAGAAAAAGCAGATGGGGCAAGATGCCTTAATAAATGCAGTGAAAGCAAGGGTTGGAGGGGTTAGTAATGAAGATTTATAGAGATAGTATAATAATGGTTGATTTTGGGGAAACACAAGGTTCTGTTCAAAAAGGGAAAAGACCAGCAGTAGTTATTCAAAATGACATAGGTAATAAATATTCAACTACAACTATAGTAGTGCCCATAACAGGTAAAATTAAAAAGGTACTTCCAACACACCATGAATTGCAGTCTGAGAATTATTGTTGCCTAAAATGTGATAGTACAATATTAGCAGAACAAGTATTAACCATATCAAAGAATCAAATTTTAGATGTACTTGGGCATCTAAATGAAGAGGATAGTAAAAAACTTAATAAAATTTTAGCAGTGAGTATAAGTTTAACTAATTCAGCAGGCTAGTGTGTGGAGGTGCAATTGATGACTAAACAAGAACTATCCCAGTTATATTATTTAAACAGAGAAATTGAACACTTAAAAGAGAGAATAACAGAGTTAGAGTGTATTGCAACTTCTTCCACTTCAAGAATAACAGGTATGCCACATGCTACAGATATTTCAGATAAAGTTGGTAAATATGCAGCAGAGATTGTAGATCTCAAGGAATTACTAGATTTAAACTTAAAGAAATGTTTCTATGAACTTAATAGATTAAATAGGTATATAGAAAGTATTGAGGATAGTGAGATGAGAATGATTATGTCACTAAGGTATATTAACGGTTTAAGTTGGCAACAAGTAGCATTTAGTATCGGTGAACATGATGAACAATACCCAAGAAGAAAACATAATGCTTTTTTAAAGAAAAATCAAAGTTGACGAAAATGACGAATCAAAAGTGGTAAACTAATAACATAGAAAATATAGATTGAAGCATCTGCTGTGAAAATAGTGGGTGTTTTTGATTTTGTAATATAATTCAAAATTTTATGTTATAATTCTTTTATAATAATGATTTTGTAAGGAATATAATTATGGAACAAAATGAGAAGGCATTGATTTCTAAAAAGAAACTAATACAATTTATGAAAGAGTATTTAGATAATAATATGAGTTCAGATGAATATTATACACTTTCGGAAAAATATTATACAAAGTATGGAGAGTATTTAAAATTTTGTTACCCAATCTTTGATCAGATTTTTCTTTCAATAGTACCTGATGCTTGTTTGTACTATATTGATGAACCTGGATTAAATTTTGATGAAAAAACAAGTTTGTTTAGAAAAGAAATTGGAAATGCATATATGAAACTGAAAGATTTATAGAGTTGATGTGAGGGAGGTCTTGAGCTTGGTCTATTACTACCTAAAAGCAAATGATGAAAAGTATGTAATTTATGAGTATTATCCTGAAGATAATAAGAATAGGTCTCCAGGTATAATTACTATTAATAAAGTTTTGGAAACCATAGACCTAACAACTCCGGCAGAGATGGATTTTGAAAGATACGAAAAAGAATTTGACGAGCGATGGTATTGGTATGCAGATCATGCCATTAGATGCATAATAAAAGACTACAATGGTGGAATTATTAAGGAAATAGGGATGTCGGCATGGTATTAATATTATATGGTGAATTTATTAAGAATGATGACTATTATGAACGAGGAGGCTAGTTATTAGAAAGGGATAAATCTTATCATTGGAGTCATACTTTCACAGAATTCTTTGGAATTCAAAGTTTAGAATTGAAATTGAATGAGAATAAAAAAGAACTTGAAGTAGTGAGACTTAATGAAGAGCATTATGAAGCAAATATAAAATAAGACATAATAACAGAGAAATACGTATAACTTAAAAGAATTTAACAGTTAAATTATAAACTACATTGATTATATGTAGTCTATGTATAAAGATAGTAAAATAAGTCGGTGTAGGGTGTACTACACTAGATATATAAAGTTATCTTTAGTAGTTAATGTATAGTAAGTTAAATGATGAATATATCCTAATAAAACCAGTAAATATAAGGGTTTATTAGGATATGTGATTGTAAAGTAAGTATACCTTAAAACTGAATATGAAATAATTATTAAACAGTAGAATAACTATTGTACATATGTTCTAATGATGTTGAAATGTAAGTAATTAGAAGCTATTTAACATTTTAGATATATTAAAAAACTGGAACAAGATAAAAAGAATCTTATCGTTCAGTTGGTGGATTATGAGGAATTGAAATCTGAAAACGAGCGATTAAAACAGAGATTAGCAAAACAATAACTATTTAGACAAATCACAGTTTGTTGAGATGATGATATAAAGTGAAAATACAGAATCTGGAGGAAATACATATCATGAATGATTTTGATACAATAACGAATCTGGCAATGGAATTACAATCAATAGCTCAAATTGGTCTGACTTATACGAAAGATGTTTATGATAAAGAGCGTTTTGAGAGAATAAGAGAAATATCTGCAGAATTAATGGCAATAAAGACAGGATTTCCGATAGAAAAGGTGAAAGAATTATTTTGTAATGAAACAGGATATCAAACTCCTAAAATAGAAACAAGAGCAGTAATCTTTAAAGAAAATAGAATATTGCTTGTAAAAGAAAAGGGGAAATGGTCTCTTCCTGGTGGATGGGTTGACTATAATGAGTCAATTACTTCAAACACAATTAAAGAAGCTAAAGAGGAATCAGGATTAGATGTGAAACCAATAAGGATTATTGCGATACAAGATAGAAATAAACACAATGTTCCCCAATATGCTTATGGGATAGTTAAGGTCTTTGTTCTGTGTGAGGTATTGGGTGGAAGTTTCCAGCAAAACAATGAAACAACAGAAAGCAATTATTTTTCTCTTGAGAATTTACCTATTTTAGATGAGGATAAAAATGGTTACGAACAAATAAAAATGTGTTTTGACGCAATAAAAGATAATAAATGGCAAGTTGTTTTTGATTAAGGATTTTGCTAAATTCCAATTTGTTAAATTGAAAAGAAAGGAGAACGTATTGGACAGTATTTTGTGTATAATAAGTAAAGATTACTGTAAAATCAATGCTTTGAAACATATTATACAGTCATTTACTAAATATAATATATGGAGGGTGAAAGATGAATTATTCCTATTGTAATTGTAATGAATATTCAAAAAGGTATTTTGATGAATTTGTAAAAGATATGAGTGAATTTTGTACATTTGAAAATATACATAACATTGATGTGAAAATTATATGCATAAATGATTTGAGCCCAAATGCAAGGTCATATAAAAGTTCGGAAAATCAATACACTATTGAAATCAATCATGGGATTTTTTCTTGGGCTAACGATACGGTAACTGAGTTGTTGAAAATATTTAAAGGAATGTTTAAAGAAAAAATTAATGAGAATTTAATGGGATATATTATAAAGTACGTACTATGGCATGAGTTTGCCCATATTATATTAGGACATGACGAAGTACCTAGAGATGTGGTGAATAGAATTTGTGAAGAGGATAAAAATAGTTTTATAATTCAGCAGTTAGAGTATATGGCAGATGGCATTGCGATCAGAAACTTTTTAATATTTATTTTTACTGACGCATTGGAAGATAAAAATGTGTTAGGGTTATTTTTAGCTGTACTATATTCTTATTTTTGTAAAAACGATGAATCAGATAAAGAAATAAATAACTTTCCACTATTATCAAAAATGCGAAAGCATCCTTGTCCTGCTATTAGGTTTGTTTTAGCTAGGAGGTTTATAGAACAAACTATGAAAGAATATGCTAAAACTAATGGTACAATTGTTGATATGGATATAATTGATGAAATTGCAACTAATATTTTAGAAGAGTTAGATTATAATAAGGACATTGATCAAATAGTAATATCACAAGATGCAAATTATTATATGAATGAATTAAGGGATATAAACTTGGAATCAGAGATGTTTAATTACGTAAAACCCTATATAGAGTAGTATGTTGTTTAAGGAAAATATAGGGAAGTGATTGTTTAAATATCCCCTTCTGTATTTGAAGGTTGACTAAGAGTAGACTGACTTTTCATTTCCTTTATGTTATTATTAAGATGCAAGAAGTAGAAAGAGCTAAGGCAAAAGTCTTAGGTTCTTTTTTTATGCCTTGTTGGAGCGTGGCTTTCCATCCTTTCACCACGCTTTGTACATAGAAAAGGAGGGATGGTCGATGCCAAGGAAACCGATGAAACCTTGTAAGCATACAGGTTGCCCTAAACTTACAGATGGTAATTACTGCAAAGAGCATGAAGCAATACACCGAGGAGAGGGAGCAAGTGCTGCAAGCCGTGGATACAATTCTAGGTGGAGAGTAGCAAGGAGCAGATACTTAAAAGCACATCCCTTGTGTGTGAGGTGCAAGGAAGAAAGCAAGCTAACCAAAGCAACCGTAGTTGATCATGTCAAACCACATAGAGGTGATCCTATTCTCTTCTGGGATGAAGATAACTGGCAGCCACTTTGCAAACATCATCATGATGTTAAGACAATGACGGAAGATAGATATAAAGAATATAAGTTTTGAACACGGTCATTTTTGAACGGGGTAGGGGGACATCAAATTTCTACGAAGGACAAACAGGTGACCGCCACCCAGTCACGTGTGAATTTTCGCAGAATTAACTAAGGGGGGTACTAAAAAATCGCAAAATAGAAACTGCAAATTAAGTAACTGCAAAGAGTTGTGGTTACTTTTTTTATTGCGTAAATATTTATTGAAAGGAGTAGCTTATATGACCAGGGATGAAAAAGAAAAAATTAAAGAATTGAGATTAAAAGGTATGGGGTATAAAGCAATTGCTAATCTTTTAGGATTAACTAGAGATAGTGTTAGAGGATTTTGTAAGCGTAATAGCCTTTCTGGGGATTCCTGTGTTGTTGCTCTTAATGTTGAAGAAAAAGTAAAAAGAAATGTACTTTGTGCTTATTGTGAAAAGCCATTAAAACAAAAGTCTACTGGTAGAATGAGAAGATTCTGCTGTGATGACTGTAGGAGAAAATGGTGGAAAGAACATGAGGTTGAGAGAAAGAAAAATAAGGAACATATTTACCATTATATGTGTCCTTATTGTGGAAAAGAATTTAGTGTTTATGGCAATAAGAAACGTAAGTATTGTAGCCATAACTGTTATATAAAAGATAGATTCTGGAGGGAAGAAGATGGAGTTTAAAAAGCTTAAGATAGATTTACTAGTGCCTGCTGAATATAATCCAAGGAAAAAATTAAAACCAGGGGATAGTGAGTTTGAGAAAATAAAAAATAGTATTAATGAATTTGGATATGTTGACCCTGTTATTGTAAATAAGGATATGACAGTAATAGGAGGTCACCAAAGAATATCTGTATTAAAGACATTAGGATTTAAAGAAATAGATTGTGTAGTTATTGATGTTGATAAGACTAAAGAAAAGGCTTTGAACATTGCTCTTAATAAAATAAGTGGTGAATGGAATAAGGAACTACTTGCTGACTTAATTAAGGATTTACAATCTTTAGATTATGATACTTCTTTTACAGGTTTTGAGCCGCCAGAGATTGATGCACTATTTAATGAACTTCATCCCAAAGGTGTTAAAGAAGATAACTTTGATGAAGCTCCACCAGAAGTTCCAATTACAAAACAAGGTGATGTTTGGCTACTTGGAAGGCATCGTTTAATATGTGGTGATAGTACAAAACTTGAAACTTATGAAAAGCTTATGGAAGGAAAGAAAGCAAATTTAGTTGTAACTGACCCTCCATACAATGTTGCTTATGAAGGAACAGCAGGAACAATTCAAAATGACAATATGGAAGATAAGAAGTTTTATGAATTTCTTCTAAATGCATATAAAGGGATGTATGAAAGTCTTGCAGATGGAGGTTCAATTTATGTATTTCATGCGGATAGAGAAACTGTTAACTTTAGATTAGCATTTAAAGATGTAGGGTTCTTTTGTCATCAAACTTGTATTTGGATTAAAAATTCTCCGGTGCTTGGTCGCTGTGATTATCAATATAGCCATGAACCTGTACTTGTAGGATGGAAACCTACTTCAGGGCATAAGTTTTATGGAGATAGAAAACAGAGAACTACTTGGAATTTTGATAGACCTACAAAATCAAAATACCATCCAACGATGAAACCAATAGCTTTAGTAGCTTATCCTATTACCAATTCAAGCTTAACTAACTCTATTGTTCTAGATCCTTTTGGAGGAAGTGGTTCAACTCTTATAGCTTGTGAGCAAACGGATAGAATTTGCCATACCATAGAGCTAGAGGAAAAGTATGCTGATGTTATAGTTAAAAGATATATAGATCAGGTCAGCTCTGATGAAGGTGTATTTTTAATAAGAGATGGAGAAAAAATTAGCTATAAAAATATCAATAATATTAAATAAATAACTTGCTATATGTGTGCTTTAGAGTGATATATAGTATAACAAAACACACACATGGAGGTTAAAAAATGAAGGCATTGTTTGGAAGAAAGGTTTTAAACATAAAGGAACTAAGGGAACTTACGAAGGAAGCAAAAGAGGACGGAGTAAAAGGAACAGAATACCAAGTTATAAAAGAAGTTAAATTAAGCGATGAGGAGTTTAAAGGTTTTGCAAAAGACTTTTGTAAAGACCAGCCTTGGATAACAAAAGAAGATGGAGGTTACAACGAAAAGGGAGAATTAAGGTGCATAAGAGTTAAAAATACAAAAACAAAGAAAAGCATTTTAGTAGATTCAGAAGGTTATACCTACCCAAGATACACAGCAATAGAAAAGTAAAAGTCAAGCCACCAAGAGGTGGTTTTTCTTTTGTCTTAAAGATGTAAAAAATGTCGTTAAAATTATGTGTTTTAGTTGATAGAATCTTGCATATATAACTGGCTATATATCCATTTCAGAGGTAATATGTACACTACCAAAAGGTAATAAACACACATTGAAAGGAGTAAAAAACATTGAAAAATCAAACAATCGGAGTAGAGATTGAAATGACAGGAATTACAAGAGAAAAAGCCGCAAAGATTATAGCAAAACTTTTAGAAGGAAATATAGGAAGAACTTATGATGGTTACGATACATACCTAATAAAAGTAGCAGACGGAAGAACATGGAAAATAATGAGTGATGCAAGCATTCAAACAGTGAAAAAGGAAAAAGGTAGATTAATTTCAGCAGACAGAAGTTACAGCGTTGAACTAGTAACACCAATTTTAAAGTATGATGAGGACATTGAAAAGCTTCAAGAACTTGTAAGACAACTTAGGCATGCAGGTGCAGTTAGTGAAAGTAGACTACAATGTGGAATCCACATACACATAGGCGCAAAAGAACATACACCAAACACTTTAAAAAACCTAGTAAATCTAATGGCTTCCAAGGAGGATTTAATTTATAAGAGCCTTGAGATAGATTCAGCAAGGGTTAGATATTGTAGAAAGGTCAATGAAAATCTAATAGAAACAATTAATAAGAAAAAGCCTAAAACTTTAAAAGAACTTGCTGATGCTTGGTATAGGGGTTATGGAATTGAAAATAGAGAGCGCCATTACCATACAAGCAGATATCGTGGACTAAATTTGCATAGCACTTTCACCAAAGGAACAATTGAATTCAGACTTTTCAATGGAACCATGCACGCAGGCAAAATTAGAAGTTACATAGTTTTCTGCCTAGCCATTAGCTATCAAGCATTAAAACAAAAGAGTGCTAGTGCAAAACGTACCCATACTGATAATGAAAAATATACTTTTAGATGTTGGCTTCTTAGACTAGGGCTTATAGGGGATGAATTTAAAAATTGTAGACAACATCTTATGAAAGCACTTGATGGAGATGCAGCATGGAGAACACCAAGAGCATCTTGAAACTAAGTTTATAGATAAAGAGGGAATTCATCACCTTCTTCATCTACTTAAATTGTGAAAAGGAGAAATGATAAAATGGCTGAAAATATAAGATTATATGGAGCTTATGGTTCTAATATGAACCTAGAGCAAATGAGTCATAGATGTCCAAAGGCTAAGATTGTAGGGACAGGAACACTTGAAGGGTATAAATTAACCTTTAGGGGAAGATATAAAGGGGTTGCAAATATAGAGCCTTGCAAGGGTAGAGAAGTACCAATTGTTTTATGGGAAATAACAGAGGATTGTGAAGTAGCTCTTGATTTATATGAAGGTTATCCTAATTTATATATAAAGGAAGAAGTTGAGGTTAAAGTGAAAGGTAAGCCTAAAACAGTGATGGTTTATATTATGGTTAAACAATATACCCATATGATAGCAGCTCCTATAGAATATTATTTCAATGTAATTTCTAGGGGATACTCAGACAATGATATTGATTTAAAACCTCTACAAATTGCCTATTCAGAATGTTTATCTGAATTAAGAGAGGAGAGAAAATAATGGATAAATTTTTTACTCAAAAAACTTGTGATAGATGTGGAGGTTCTTTAAATAAAGGTAGGATAATGTCAATGTTCAATACTGATTGCATCTGCATGGATTGTTTAGAAAAAGAAAAGAAGAATAAGGATTATGAAAAAGCTGTAAAGGCTGATCATGAAGAAATCAAGAAAGGTAATTATAATTATAAGGGCATACGAGGTAAATAAAAAGAAATAGGTAGTAGAGGTTCCTTCTTGATATAATAATAACAAGGGGAGTGGTAATGTGCCTTATGATTTTATTATATTAGAACAAAGAGAATTTTTAAGCCGAAGTATAGATTATTCATTAAACAAATTGTTATTTGAATTTTACATTTATGACGGATGGTTTAGTAATATGACATATTTGCATATGTTATATAATGAATCAATGCAAGAATATTATATAGTATTTACCTATTTTTGCGATAATCGAGAACAAAAATTTATGGCAATAGTAGATGACAATGATGGTGATTTAATTAGAAAAATTATAGAAAAGGCAAAGATTAATAAAAAAGTTGAAAAGGTAGAAGGATTATTAGACGGGTTTACAGTTGGATTTATATTTAAAGAAAAGGATATATATGAATGGTGGGTTATATGTCCTAAAGAATGGGGACGATTAATAAAAGTTACAAATATTTTGTTTAAATATTTACCTAATGATATAAAAGAGTATTATGAAGGTAGAATTAATTAGGATTATAAGAGTGTACTAAATAAAGTATGCTCTTTTCTTATTATAAATTTTAATGATTGGAGGTGAAACCTATGGCACAAAGAGGAAGAAAACCAAAACCTACTGCAGTAAAAGAACTTGAAGGAAATCCAGGGAAAAGAGCACTAAATGAGTTTGAACCAAAGCCTAAAAAGAAAGCACCCAAATGTCCTACTTGGCTGGATGCTGAAGCCAAGAAAGAGTGGAGACGAGTTGCAAAGCAGCTTGAGGAACTTGGAGTATTAACAGAAGTTGATATGGCTGCTTTTGCAGGATACTGTGAAGCTTATGCTCGTTGGAAAGAAGCAGAAGAATTTATATCAAAACATGGAACAATTGTAAAAACACCAAGTGGATATTGGCAGCAAGTGCCACAGGTATCTATTGCCCAAACTTATCTTAAGATTATGATTAAGTTCTGTGAGCAGTTTGGACTAACACCTTCTTCAAGAAGTAGAATTGTTGCAGATAAAGGTTCTAATGATTATTTAGACCCTATGGAAATGATGCTAAGGGGAGAGATGAAATAATGTATGATGAAGCAAAAGCACAGAGAGCTGTAAGTTTTATTAATTGCTTAAAGCATACAAAAGGTCAATGGAGAGGTGTTCCCTTTGACTTACTTCCTTGGCAATATAAAATAATCAGAGATATATTTGGAAATGTTAAAGAAAATGGATATCGTCAGTATAATACTGCATATGTTGAAATCCCTAAAAAAAATGGAAAATCAGAACTTGCAGCAGCAGTAGCACTACTTATGACTTGTGGGGATAATGAATGGGGAGCAGAGGTTTATGGGTGTGCTTCTGATAGACAACAAGCTTCTATAGTATTTGATGTTGCAGTTGAAATGGTGGAGCAATGTCCAGCACTTAAGAAAAGAATTAAGCCTATAATGTCAATGAAAAGACTAGTGTATAAACCTACAAATAGCTTTTATCAGGTCCTTTCAGCTGAAGCTTATACAAAACACGGACTTAATGTGCATTCAGTTATTTTCGATGAACTTCATGCACAACCCAATAGGGAGTTATTTGATGTAATGACTAAAGGTTCGGGAGATGCAAGATTACAGCCATTATTTTTTCTAATAACTACAGCTGGTACAGATAGAAATTCAATATGCTTTGAGCAGCATCAAAAGGCACTAGATTTAATTGAAGGTAGAAAAATAGATCCAACCTTTTATCCTGTTATTTATGGTATAGATGATAATGATGATTGGGGACTAGAGAAGAATTGGTATAAAGCCAATCCATCCTTAGGTCACACTATTGATATAGAGAAGGTAAGAAATGCTTACAATAGTGCAAGAGAAAATCCAGCTGAAGAAAATATATTTAGACAACTAAGATTAAATCAATGGGTAAAACAATCGACTCGTTGGATGCAGATGGATAAGTGGGACGAGTGTGATTTTAATATAGATATAGATTCATTAAGAGGCAGAGAATGTTATGGAGGGCTTGACCTTTCAAGTACTACAGATATTACTGCTTTTGTTTTAGTTTTTCCTCCAAGAACATCAGAGGAAAGTTATATAGTACTCCCTTACTTTTGGATACCAGAGGATAATCTAAAACTTAGGGTGAGAAGAGATCATGTACCTTATGATGTATGGGAGAAACAAGGTTTTATAAAAACTACAGAAGGTAATGTTGTTCACTATGGATTCATTGAAACTTTTATAGAAGAGTTAGGTACCAGGTATAATATAAAAGAAATAGCTTTTGATAGATGGGGAGCGGTTCAAATGGTACAGAATCTTGAGGGAATGGAATTTACAGTAGTACCCTTTGGACAAGGATATAAGGATATGTCACCATCTTCAAAAGAATTAATGAAACTAACTCTTGAGAAGAAGATAGCACATGGAGGAAACCCAGTACTTAGATGGATGATGGATAATATTTATGTTAAGACTGACCCAGCAGGAAATATTAAACCAGACAAAGAAAAGAGTACAGAAAAAATTGATGGAGCTGTAGCACTTATAATGGCATTGGATAGAGCTATAAGGAATCAAGGGAGTTGTGGTAGTGTTTATGATGCTAGAGGTATTTTGATACTATAATAGTTAATTAATTTATTCTATAATATACCTAGAGGATATGGGGGGAAGTATTATGGATAATAAGTATTATAAAGTATTTGGAATAAGGGAAAGTTGTAGATCTGGATTTACAATTAGGTGCAATACTATCATGAAAGAGTTATCTTGTGAATTTAGAAGATATAGTGACAATGAACTAGTTCAAATTGCGATAAACTTAACAGATGATGATATAGAGTATATAAAACCATATATTAAGGTTAAAGATTTTGAGCGCTATAGAGGAAAAGAGAATAAGAATTCAATATTTATGTCATATTTAGATGGATGGACTATGGAGTTTGAAGGAATTACGGGTTCAGAAATACCAATTTTAAAGCTCTCTAGTGATGATTACGCGTTTAATATACAACCACCAGTTGAGAAATTGTATTTATTTTTGAGAAATGAATATTTTCGTAAGGATAAAAAGTATAAAAGAAATCATAGAGAATAGCAAATATATTGGTTAAGTAGGATATAGCATTTGATAATAACAGGTGCTTTTTTCATACCCGTTTTTAGGAGGTAAACACAATGAAAATACCAATAATATCAAGACTATGGGAGCCTAGAGCAGGCCCTAAGAATAACTTTTGGGGTAGTACTTATAGTTTTTTCTTTGGTAGTACTACAAGTGGTAAAACAGTAAATGAAAAAACAGCAATGCAAACTACTGCAGTTTATGCTTGTGTTAGAATACTTGCTGAAACAATAGCGTCATTACCGCTCCACACTTATAAATACACTGAAACAGGTAAAGAAAAATCTATGAACCATTCAATATATCATCTCCTTGCAGATGAACCAAACCCAGAGATGACCTCGTTTGTGTTTAGAGAAACACTTATGGGTCATCTTTTATTATGGGGAAATGCTTATGCTCAGATTATAAGGGATGGTAGAGGTAAAGTCACAGGTTTATACCCACTAATGCCAAATATAATGTCTGTAAAAAGAACTGAGAATGGTGAAATATACTACGTTTATTGCAAAGAAGGACAGGATTATACTCTCAGAAGTGATGAAGTTTTACACATTCCTGGCCTTGGATTTGATGGTTTAATAGGATATTCACCAATAGCTATGGCTAAAAATGCAATAGGTATGGCTATAGCTACAGAGGAATATGGAGCTAGTTTCTTTGCAAATGGAGCAAATCCAGGTGGAGTTCTTGAACATCCAGGAATAGTAAAGGACCCAGCTAGGGTTAGAGAAAGTTGGAATAGCGTATATCAAGGGACTAAAAATGCACATAGAGTTGCAGTGTTAGAAGAAGGAATGAAGTTTCAAAGTATAGGAATTCCACCAGAACAAGCACAGTTTTTACAAACAAGAAAATTTCAAATAAATGAGATAGCAAGGATATTTAGAATTCCACCTCATATGATTGGAGATCTTGATAAATCAAGTTTTAGCAATATTGAGCAGCAATCACTTGAGTTTGTAATGTACACTCTAGATCCTTGGGTGGTTAGGTGGGAGCAAGCTATTAAAAGAGCTTTATTTACTGAAAGTGAAAAGAAGGAATATTTTGTTAAATTCAATGTAGATGGACTTCTTAGAGGCGACTATCAAAGCCGTATGAATGGTTATGCTGTTGGAAGACAGAATGGTTGGCTATCAAGCAATGATATTAGGGAGCTTGAAAATCTTAATAGGATACCAGAAGAACTTGGTGGAGATTTATATTTAATTAATGGGAACATGACAAAACTTGCTGATGCAGGTGCATTTGCTAATAAAAATAACACAGGATTGGAGGGGGAAAATGAGTAAGAAGTTTTGGAATTGGGTAAAGAATGAAGAAGGCAGAACACTTTATTTTGATGGATATATTGCCCAGGACAGTTGGTTTGATGATGATATTACTCCTAAACAGTTTAAAGCAGAGCTTAATAATTCTGAGGGAGATGTGACAGTATGGCTTAATTCTCCAGGAGGCGATGTTTTTGCTGCAAGTCAAATTTACAATATGTTAAAAGAATATAAAGGCAAAGTAACAGTAAAGATTGATGGAATAGCAGCTAGTGCGGCATCTGTTATTGCTATGGCTGGAGTAGAAATTTTAATGTCTCCCGTAGCAATGATGATGATTCATAATCCATCTACAGTCATTTTTGGAGAAGTTACTGATTTACAAAGTGGGATTGATATGCTTTCAGAAGTTAAAGATGGAATAATAAATGCTTATGAGCGAAAGACAGGACTTTCAAGATCTAAGATATCAAAAATGATGGATGCTGAAACTTGGTTTAGTGCAAAGAAAGCAGTAGAGCTAGGCTTTGCAGATAAAGTTTTATATGAGGATACTGAGGATAATGCTACAGATGGTTTTATCTTTGATAAGGTAACTGTTACTAATACCTTATTGAGAAAAATACCAAAGGTAAAACAAACACAGCCTATAGTAGAAACAGGGACACCCCATGAACAACTAGTAAAAAGACTTGAACTTTTAAAATATTAAAATTGGAGGAATGTATATGAGTAAAATATTAGAACTTAGAGAAAAAAGAGCAAAACTATGGGATAGCACAAAGGCTTTCTTAGATAGTAAAAGAAATGACAATGGATTATTATCTGCAGAGGATACAGCAACTTATGAAAAGATGGAAGCCGATGTTGTAAATTTAGGAAAGGAAATAGATAGACTTGAAAGACAATCTACAATAGATTTAGAATTATCAAAGGCAACTTCTAATGCAATTAAAAATAATCCTAATGCTAATATTCATGAAGAAAAGACAGGAAGGGCATCAAATGAATATGTGAAAGCTTTTTGGAATGCTATGAGAAATAAGAATGGCTTTGAGATTAATAATGCCTTGCAAGTTGGGACTGATAGTGAAGGTGGATTCCTTGCACCAGATGAGTTTGAAAAGATATTAATCGAAAGCTTAGAAGAACAAAATATATTTAGACAACTTGCTAATATAATTACTACATCTTCTGGAGACAAGAAGATACCTGTAGTTGCTGGAAAAGGAACAGCATCTTGGGTTGATGAAGAGGGTATTATAACAGAATCAGATGATTCGTTTGGACAAGTGTCTATAGGAGCATATAAACTTGCCACTATGATTAAGGTTTCTGAGGAACTTCTTAATGATAGTGTTTTTAATTTGGAGAGTTATATAGCAAAAGAATTTGCAAGACGTATTGGTGCAAAGGAAGAAGAGGCTTTCTTTATTGGTGACGGAACTGGAAAACCTACTGGTATTTTTAATGCTACCGGTGGAGCACAGCTTGGAGTTACCGCTGCAAGTGCAACAGCTATTACACTAGATGAGATTATGGACTTGTTCTACAGCTTAAAATCTCCTTACAGAAAAAATTCTGTGTTTGTAATGAATGATGCAACAGTAAAAGCAATAAGAAAACTTAAAGATGGAAACGGTCAGTATATATGGCAACCATCTATCACAGCTGGAACTCCTGACACTATTTTAAATAGGCCAGTAAAGACTTCTGCATATGTTCCTACTATTGCATCATCAGCAAAGAGTATTGCCTTTGGTGATTTCTCATACTATTGGGTAGCAGATCGTCAAGGCAGAGCTTTTAAGAGATTGAATGAATTATATGCAGCAACAGGTCAGGTTGGATTTATGGCAACTCAAAGAGTAGATGGAAAGCTAATACTTCCTGAAGCAATTAAAGTATTACAACAAAAAGTATAGACAAAATATTAGAGGTGAGTGTATGGTTCTAACACTTGAAGAAGTTAAATTATATTTAAGAGTAGATGGTGATGAGGAAAATACACTCATTACTAAATTTATTTTAATAGCAGAGGAATTATGTGAAGAGATACTTAGATTTGAGCTTACAGAATTTGAAGTTGTACCTGAGTTAGTAAAACAAGCGATATTATATGCAGTAGTAAATATGTACGAACAACGTGAAAACTTTGATGTAAAGTCAGTTATAGATACCATGATAAGACTTTTATTTTCTTATAGAAGAGAAAGTTGGTGATACTATGACCATAGGCGATTTAAGACATAGAATTACTTTTCAAAAGTTAACTACAGAAGTTAATGAAAATGGATTTGAGATTGAAGCTTGGCAGGATTATAAAACAGTATGGTCATCAGTTTCTAATTTATCAGGAAGAGAATATTATCAAGCTGCATCAATACAAGCAGAGAAAACTGTAAAGTTCTTAGTAAGGTATGTGGAAGATATAGATGAATCTATGAGAATTTTATTTAAGTATAAGCAGTATAACATAACCTTCATAGATAATATTAAATATGTAAATAAGTACATTGAAATAAAAGCTGTGGAGATTGAGGATGATGGCTAAAGTTGAACTTGAAGGTATGGAAGAACTTATTGATAAGGTTAATAAGTTAGGAGCAAAAGGTGAAATCATTAAAAAGAAGGCTTTAGATAAAGCAGGAGAACTTGTAAAGGCTAGCATGGAAACAAGAGCACCAAAGTCTGAAGAAACTAAAAGGCATATGGCAGATAACATACAAGTGTCAGAAATACAAAAGGAAAACGGTATGGACTTTATTAAAGTTGGACCTAATAAAGGTGATAACTCAGAGTTCTTTTATAGTAAGTTTACTGAATGGGGTACAAGTAAAATACCAGCACAGCATTGGGCTGAAAAATCAGTACTTGAAAATAAGAGAGAAATAAATGAGACTATTATGGAAGAGTTGCAAAGGGGTATTGAGGAATGATAAGTAAAATAATAATGGATACGTTACAGCCACTTAAGATCCCAGTATCCTTTCAAAAGTATAGCGGCAAGGCTAAAACCTATATTACTTTTCATGAATATCTAGTTTCAGGAGAAGAATATGAGGATGATGAGGAAACTTTCACAGCACATTATATTCAAGTTGATGTTTGGTCAAAGGAGGATTATATAGCTGTAGTTAAAAAGATAAAAGAACTTTTACTTAATGTAGGATTTAAAAGATTAAATGAAATAGACCTCTATGAAGAAGATACAAAAATCTATCATAAAGGTCTTAAATTTTATTATTTAGAAGAAAGGAAGAATGATGTAAATGGCTAGACAAGTAGGTCTTAAAGATATTCATATTGCAATACTAAAAACTGATAATGCCACAGGAACAACTTATGATATACCAATAAAACTTGAAAGAGCAATAAGTGCAAAGCTTTCACCAAAGTCAAATTCAGATAATATTTACTCTGATGATGCAGTAGAAGATATTATTACTGCATTTGAAGGTGTAGATGTCGAAATTGAAGTAAACCAATTATCACTTACAAGTAGAGCAAAGCTTCAAGGTTCAAAAGTTGTGAAAGGTGTACTTGTAGAAAATAAAGATGATATACCACCAACAATAGCTTTAGGGTTTAAATCAAAGAAAAATAGTGGAAAATATAGATTTGTATGGCTACTAAAAGGTAAGTTTGAACTTGCTACAGATGAATATGACACTGAAGCAGAAAAACCAAAAGCTCAAAGTGCAAAGATTAAGGGGAAATTCTACTCAAGAGATTTTGATGGTAACTACAGATTTATTTGTGATGAGGATGCTCAAGGTGTAGATGCAGCAATTATAAGTTCATGGTTCACGGCAGTTCCTGATGAGCCAGTATCGCAATCGTAATAATTAAATTAGACAAGTTTCTGGTATTAATTAATTGAGTTATATGGGTAATTGTGGTAACATCTAAATAGTAATTTAAAATAAAAATATCAAGTAATTTAGGTGATTTGAGGGTTAAAAATGAGTATAATTGATAAATTGGCATCTTGCTTAGAAGAAGAAAGGATTCTTCCAATCTCAAAAGAAACATGGGACACATTCATGTTAAAACATTGCTCTCCTGAAGGTGAACAAAAGAAAAAAGAACAGTTCAATTTTATTAAGGTGCAAGTTGAGAAAAAAGCAGGAATATACGTGTATATGAAAGATCAGGAATGCATTTATATAGGAAAAGCTAAAATGTTATTTAATCGAATTAAGAGCCATTATATAGAATCTTTTTCACCTGTGCCTGGTGATACAAAGGATATGAGGTGGCACAGATTCTTTTCAAAATATCAAGGCGAAGTACAAATATATTGGAAGGAATTTAATAGTGAAGAAGAGAGACAATTAGTTGAAATGATTTTAACAAAGCTATTGAAGCCTACTTTTCTTACATTCAAGTAGCAAAAACAAAGAAGAAAAGCATAATCTGAAATTTTGCTGAAAAAGTTGTAAACATACAGGGGGGTGATCAAATGTCATTAACATTTGATAGAGTAGATGAGATTTTTAAAAGTGGATTTGGGTTGCTTTCCAAAACTAGAGAGAGGAACGATAATATTTTATACAGTTACTATTTTGAGGATAGATATCTTAACACAAGGAAATCAGAGGTTGCAAGAGAAATAACTGAACTTAAAGGTGGTGGTGTCGGAGGATATATTTATGTCGGACACTTACAAGAGTACAATGAACACTCTAAAAGGCATAAAGATGGTTATCTAAATATTGGTCATATGAAAGAGCATGAGTTTATAGATTTGGTTACGCAAATTGTTAAAGATTACAAGTAGAAACTAAATTAAGCAAAACAGGGCATAACCCTGTTTTTTATATCCCAAATTCAGAAAGGAGCTGAAACTATGAAAGCATCAGAACTTAAAAATAAAGGAATAAAGTTTAAGCTAAAGGAAAAAGAGTATGAACTTAACTTTGATATGAACACCTTCTGTGAGTTAGAAGAGGTTTATGGGGATATTAACAAGGCCTTTGAGGATTTAGAGAATAGGAAGATTAAAGCTATAAGAGCATTGATATACTCAGCTATTAAAGCTGAAGATGAAAGTGTTACTCTTAAGGAAGTAGGTAGAATGCTCACTTTAAGTGATATGGAGAGATTAGGTACTGTTATTAATGAAGCATTGTTAATAGCAATGCCTGAAGTAACTGAAAATATGGGGGAATAGAAAGCCACACCAATCAAGAAGGCTGGGATTGGGAGTGGCTTTTCTATTTGGGAACAAATCTTTTAAAGATGACAGAAGAGCAGTTTTGGAAAAGTACACCTAAGAAGTTACAAGCTCTTTTTAGCGTATATAAAAAGGCAAATGGAATTGAAGAAGAAGAGGAGCTTGATTATATAGATAATATTATTTTCTAGAGGAGGTGAGTGTAATGGCAGCAAATTCAAGTACTGTTATAGCAAGAATAGGTCTTGATGATAGAGGATTTCAAGATGGTGTTGCAAAGATCCAAAGAGGTTTAAAATTGGTTCAAAGTGAATTTGCTGTGGCAAGTTCTAAGCTTGGTGACTTCGGTAAATCAACTGAAGGATTAAGACTTAAAGCAGATACTTTAAATAAACAAATAGAAATACAAAAGGATAAAGTCTCAGCTTTAAATAAAAGCTTTCAGGAAAGTGTAGAGAAAAAAGGTGCTGATGCTAAGGCAACTGAAAATCTTAAGATAAAGCTTAATTATGCAGTAGCTGAACTTAATAAGATGGAAAATGAACTAAAAAGTACTACAAAGGAACTTAAAGAAAAAAGTTCTGCTTGGTATAAACTCTCTGAAAGTATGGATAAGGCCGGAGAAAAGATGAAAGCTGTGGGAGATAAGATGTCTTCAGCAGGGAAGAAACTTACTACAGCTGTTACACTACCTCTTGTAGGAATAGGAACAGCTGTAACTAAAATGGCTATGGATGCAGAAGAGTCAGAGAATCTATTCGAGGTAGCCATGGGATCAATGGCTGGTGATGCTAGAAAGTGGTCAGAAGAAACTTCAAAGGCCTTAGGTCTCAATGCTTTTAATGTAAGAAAAAATGTAGCAACTTATAATTCTATGCTTACATCTATGGGACTTACATCAGAAGAATCTTTAAAAATGTCAGAAGGACTAACACAACTTTCCTATGATATGGCATCTTTTTATAATCTTAAGCCAGAAGAGGCTTTTGAAAAATTAAAGTCAGGAATTTCTGGTGAAGCAGAGCCACTTAAAGCTTTAGGTATTTTAGTTAATGATAATACTATTAAGACCTATGCTTATTCTAATGGAATTGCAAAGCAAGGAGAACAGCTAACAGAAGCACAGAAGGTTCAAGCTAGGTACGGAGCAATTTTAGATGCTACAAAAAATGCCCAGGGAGACCTAGCAAGAACTATGGATAGCCCTACTAATAAGATAAGAGCTATGAAGGAACAGGCTCAGCAGATAGGAATTCAGTTTGGACAAATATTAATACCTATCCTTGAAAAACTTATAGCAGTCATAAAACCTTTAATGGATAGATTTCAAGGATTATCTAAAGAGCAACAAGAGCAGATTGTAAAGATTGGTTTAATTGTAGCTGCTGTAGGCCCAATAATTTTAATCATAGGTAAAGTAGTTACAATTATAGGAACATTATTTTCAGTGATAAGCACTGTATCAGGAGCAATTGCAGCAGCTGGAGGCGCATCAGCGGCCTTTGGAGTAGTACTAGGTGCCTTAACTGGACCAGTTGCTATTGTAATAGCAATAATAACAGGATTAATTGCAGTGGGAGTGCTTTTATATAAAAATTGGGATGCTATAAAAGAATTTATGGTAAAGATGTGGGAACAGGTAAAGGTGAATACATCTAATGCAGTATTAGCCATAAAGACAGTTATAAGTTCTACATTTAATGCTATAAGATCAGTAGTTTTAGCTGTAACAAATGGAATATCTAATATTATTAAAACTTCATGGAATGTAATAATGACCATAACATCTACTGTGTGGAATGGTATTAAAAATGTAATAGTGGGTATTTTAAATGGAATAAAAGGAACAGTTCAGGGTGTAATAAATATTATAAGCAGTATTATTTCAGGAGTTTGGAATGGAATAAAAACAGTTACAGTAGCAGTGTGGGGAGGCATAAAAACAGCTATTACAACTCCAATTAACCTTGCAAGGGATGCTGTTAGAAATGCTGTAAATGCTATTGTTGGATTTTTTAAGAATATAAGGCTTCCAGAGATAAGAATACCTAAAATTAAACTACCTCACTTTAGATTAAACGGAGAGTTTAATCTAAAGCCACCTAGAGTACCAAGTTTATCTGTAGAATGGTATGCAAAGGGTGGTATTTTTACTAGACCTAGTGTTATTGGAGTAGGAGAAGCTGGAACAGAAGCAGTATTACCTATAGATAGATTAGATGATATTTTAGCAAAGGCTTTAGAGAAAGTTAAAGTAAAAGGAAATGGCAATGGTGATGGATTGACACTTCACATAGAAAACTTCATAAACAACACAGATAAGGATATTGAGCAATTGGCCTATGAACTTGAATTTTATAGACAAAGAGTTGTGATGGGAAAGGGAGGTAATTAGTATGTTAAGTTTTAGCTTTGGGAATAAAGATAGCTATAAAGATTATGGTATTTTAATTGCTAAAAGGCCCACAATTCCATCACCGAAACGTAGAGTATCCTATGTGCCTATTCCTGGGAGAGACTCAAACATAAAATTTGATGAAGAAACCTATGAGGATATAACCATTTTAGTAGAATGCGCTTTAAAATCAAGGGAAGGTCTAGCAGATAGAATAGATGAAATAAAGGGTTGGCTTTTTAATAGTGGTGAGTCAAATCTTATATTTAGTTTTCAATCAAGTAAAAAGTATATAGCACAAGTTGTAAATGCTATAGATTTCAAGCAAATTCATAGTGTCATAGGAGTCTTTCCTATAGTGTTTAATTGTAAGCCTTTTAAATATGAAGTTAGTAATCAAACTATAACAATAGAAAAAACTGAAAGTATTATAAATAATATAGGCACTTTAGAAAGTAGTCCTATCCTAACTGTTTATGGTAGTGGAAATATCGAATTACTAATAAATGATGATCTTATAAAGTTAAAAGGAGTAAATAATAGCATAATTATTAATAGTGATATAGAGGATTGCTATAATGAAGCTTTAGATAATTTAAATTTTAAGATGGAAGGAGATTTTCTAAAACTAAAGATAGGAGAGAATAAGATAAGCTGGATAGGCAGTGTTAGCAAAATAGATATTTTACCTAATTGGCGGTGGCTATAGTGATTTATGTTTATGATAAGAAAACTAAAAAAGGTGAATTTGAAAATAATGGACTTGGTAAATTAAACGAAGCCATTAAAGCAGAAATTACTCATGAATTGAATGGTGAATACAGCCTATATTTAGAGTATCCAGTTAAATCAAAAAAGGTAGTAAACTTAGAATACTTCAATATTATAAAAGCTAATAATCAACTATTTAGAATATATAAAGTTGAGAAAAAACAAGATAATAATAAAATAATTATGGTTTGGGCTAAGCATATTTTTTATGACTTGGCTTTTTATTTTATAGAAGATGAAAGAGCAGTACAGTGTAGTATAAAAACTGCTTTGGAAAAATCTTTAGTTGGTGAGCTAGCATCAACATATATAGTGGACAGTGATATCTTAATAAATAATACCTTGTATATGATAGAACTAAATCCGGTAGAAGCAATATTTAAAATTATTGAAAGATGGGGAACCGGTGAACTATATAGAGATAATTACAATATTAAAATACTAAAGCAAATTGGAAAAGAAACAGGGATGCTAATAAAGTATGGAAAAAATATTAGAGGTATTAAGGTTACCAGTGATACTACTGATTTAGCTACTAAGATTTATCCTAAAGGCTTCAATGGGATAACACTAGCAGAAAAATATATAACCATACCTAATTTTGATAGCTTAAAGTACCCACCTTTTCATATTATAAAGCCAGTTGAATTTAAAGATGCCGCTGATGAGCCAACCTTAAGGATAATGGCAAAGGAATATGTAAAGACAAAGGGAATTGCCAATGTGAATATAGAGGTAGACTTTATTGAAATTAGTAAATCAAAGGAATATGAAAACTTTAAAGGGCTTCAACAGGTTAATCTAGGGGATTATGTTTTAGTAAAGTATGAAGAATTTGATATAGATGTAATGGTAGAAGTAATTAAAATAAAACAGGATCTATTAAGTGGATGGAATACAAAAGTTGAGCTTGGTCAGCCTAAGTCTAGGGGGCAAAGTGATTTTACAGCAATGATAAGTACAGTAAGAGATGAACTAGGAAACAAGGTAGCTCAGGCATTAACTAGTATGCTTTATTATGCTAATTCACAGGAGGTTATAGTTTCAACCACTGAGGTGCAACCCATATACTTAGGCATTACTGCGGTTTCAAATACAAATTTAAGTGTTAATTTATCCATAAGTTGTAATGCAAGTGTAGGTAGCACTTTAACTGTGAAGATACTTCTAGATAATTTAGAGATACCATTTAAACCAAAACAGAGATTGCAGCAAGGTGATAATATCATAGGAATACCACTGGGAATCCCACAAGTTAGTTCTGGAAACCATTATATAGGTATAAATTTAAAAACTGATAGTGGAACAGTGACAATACCAATATATAATCTTCAATGTATGATTGATGGAAGAAACCTTCAAGGGGGTATGAGTGCAGAACCACCTCATGCAGAAGTTATTGAAAATATTAATATAGTAAATCCTTCACAGATATTGAAAGCATATGAAACAGGTGTAACTATGAATGAAGTCATAAGTGTTGTAAATTCAGCTCAAGAAGTAAAGGTTACTGATAGTCATATAAGAAACATTGAGAGTTGTGTAACAATAGAATTTATGTAAAGGAAAGAAATGTCTTTAATAGAGTTTAGGAAAGGAGTTATGTTATGTATAGAGAGACTATATCTTTTAATGAAGATTTAGTTAATAATAGTATAGCTACACTAAAGAAGAAAAAAACTTTCTCAAATATGAGGGGAAGAGCTACTGTTGAACTTTTTGATTCAAAGACAGAAAGTAAGATTTATCATGCAGAAACTGAAAATTTAATTAATGATTCAGTGGTGAAATTGATGTTCTTTGAATCATTTTATAGAAGACTTATGGTTGGAGGAAATATTGAAAGTGGTTATGTTACATTCCCTTTTAGAAGAATATATCTAACTGATTATGATGGCATAGAGAATGCTAGTGAAAAATATATGAAAGGAAATATAATTGGATGGTGTGATAAAAATGAACCTTATTCTGGAACTAATACATTACAAGGTACAATAAATTTATCTGAAAGTTATTATAAGCCAGAAGAAGATGGGAAAATAAAAATACATTTTGTATTTGATTTTCCTACCCATGCTGGGAATGGAACCTTTCAAACGATTTATTGGTATCAAGGAGATGGAAGGGAAACATTATATGCGCCTAATATAAATACTACAGGTGGTAGTTCTACTATAGACAGTAAAAACACTACTATATGTAGCTTGAAATCAGCAAGTTATTATTGCTCAGATTATGACAATGTTGGATATGTTTTACATTCAACTACAATTTCATCTGCCAACTATAGAACTTTTAAAAGTTTCTTTTTAGATAGCTGTGCAAATAATCAAGCTGAAGATAACTATTTCTATAAAACTGATGATTCAAAGTTACTAGTTAATGATTTTAGTATAAATGGAGTATCTGCAGATACCCAATATTTATATTTATATAATAATAAAAATAGTAGTATAGATATATATACCTTCCAAAAAGATGGCACCTGGGTAGGTAGCACAAGTAAAAGTGCAAGTAGCTATAAGGATGTAACAGGGAAAATACCTACCATACAATCCTTTGAATTAGTAGATGGAGTACCTTATATGACAGTATACTATTCTATAAATGGTGTTAATGCATGTCATCTTTTAAAATTAAATAGTAATTATGACATAGAAACAGACTATATAATAGACACACCTAGTTATGAAGGTAATAGCTGGAGAGTAAATATATTAGGAAAAACAAAAGAATATTGGGTATTTAGTGATGCTAGTGGATTACTACACTTTTATGATAACTCACTTAAACCTATTTCTAATGGAATATCAGCAAGTAAGTATATGTCATCATCTGAAACTAAAAAGTATTTCTTTAGCAAGCATCATAATTATGGATATTGTTACGGAAATAAAAGTGGTTCTAGCTATAATTATAATTATTATTATATATTTGGACCAGCTCTTATAGGAGCTCAAACACTACTGGCAGCCCCAGTTACTAAAACACCAACTAACACCATGAAGATACAATACGATTTTATAATTGACAATATTCTAGACGGTATATTTTAGACTGCAGTATTAAAAAAATATATATAAGAGGAGATGTATTTATGAAAGACATATTAAGTGTGTTTCAAGCTATCTTTGCAGCCATTGGAGCTTTCCTAGGAGGAATCTTAGGAGGTTTAGATGGCTTTCTTTATGCCTTAATTATATTTGTCATAATTGACTATGTCACAGGTATAATGCGTGCAATATTAGAGAAGAAGTTATCTAGCAGCTTAGGCTTTAAGGGTATTTTTAAAAAGGTTCTTATTTTTATATTAGTGGGTATATCACATATTGTAGATACTAAGATTTTAGGCAGCGGTAGTGCAATTCGTACTGCTGTTATTTTTTTCTACACTTCTAATGAAGGAATAAGTATTTTAGAAAATTCAGCAAAGATAGGACTTCCAATACCAGAAAAGTTAAAGATTGTGCTGAAGCAATTAAATAAGGAGAGTGAAAATAATGGATAGACTATGTTTTGATTATGGTCACGGAGGACAAGATCCAGGAGCTTGTTATAAAGGAAGAAAGGAGTCAAGTGATGTTCTAAGTATTGGTAGAGCTGTAGCAGTAGAAGTTAGAAGACATGGAGTAGTTGTTGATGAAACAAGAACTTCTGATACTACAGTAAGTCTAAATGATAGAAGTAGCTTTGAAAACAGAAATATCTATGATTATTTTATATCTTTTCATAGAAATGGATATGAACCTGAAAAAGCTACAGGAGTTGAAACTTATATTTACTTAAATCCAGGAGAATATGCAAAGGCTATGGCAGAAAAAATTCAGACTTCACTTGTAGCATTAGGGTTTGCAAATAGAGGAGTAAAGGTAGCTGATTTTCATGTATTAAGAGAAACTAAGGCTCCAGCAGTACTAATTGAGATAGGCTTCATTGATAACACTAAGGATAATAATTTATTTGACAGCAAGAGAAACGAAATAGTGAAGGCCTTAGCAAAAGCTATTCTTTCACAATTAGGTATTGATTATATAGAATCTGCATCACCAACACAACCAGTAAGTGGACAAACATTTTATAGAGTAATGGCAGGTTCTTATGGAGTAAGAGCAAATGCTGAAAATCAAGTTCAGAGGTTAAAGAGAGTAGGCTTTGATGCCACAATTATGATATTTAATAAATAGCCGTTACTTAAGGTTTTAAGTAGCAGCTTTAGTTTTTATAAATCTTGACTTTTATGCTTTACAGAGTGATATATGTTAGTACCAATTTGATAGAAAGGAGTAATTGCGATGCGTGTAAGAGTTATAGAGCCTATTTTAAAAGTGCAACAGAAAAAGAAAAGAGTATGTGCCTATGCAAGAGTTTCTACTATTCATGATAAGCAAGGTGAGTCTCTAGAAAATCAAGCACAGTACTATGAAAATATTATTTCTAGTAACCCAGAGTATGAATATGTTGGAGTTTTTCAAGATAGAGGAATAACAGGATTTACAGATAATAGACCAGAGTTTCAGAGAATGCTTAATCTATGTAGAGAAGGAAAGATTGATTTAATAATTACAAAGTCTATATCTAGATTTGCAAGAAATACAGCTATTGTTTTAGAAACTGTAAGGGAACTAAAAAATTTAGATATAGAAGTTAGATTTGAAAAGGAAAATATAAATACCCTATCAGGGGACGGTGAGTTAATGCTTGCCGTCCTTTCTTCTTTTGCCCAGGAAGAAAGCAGAAATGTAAGTGAAAATTTAAAATGGAGAGCTAGAAAGCAGTTTCAGCAAGGTGAATTAATGATTAATGCTAAAAGGTTCTTAGGGTATGACAAAGATGAATATGGAGATTTGGTTATAAATTCCAAAGAAGCAGAAATAGTAAAAAGAATTTTTAAAGATTATCTTAGTGGAAAAAGTTCATCTAAAATAGCTAAGGAATTAAATGAAGAAAATATTTCTACTGTAGGTAATAAGACTTGGCACAATAGCACAATTAGAGGAGTTTTAAAAAATGAGAAATATAAAGGAGATGCGATACTTCAGAAATACTATACACCAGAACATTTAAAGAAAATCTCAATTAGAAACAATGGAGTCATAGATAGTTACTATATAAAAGAAAATCATTCACCTATTATTTCAAGAGAAATGTGGGAACAGGTACAAGAGGAAATTAAGAGAAGAGGAAAAGCAAAAGGGAATGTTGAAACACATAAAAATAAGTACACAAAGAGGTATCCATTAACAGGTATGCTTTACTGTAGTAAATGTAATGCTACCTTAAAGAGAAGGACTTGGAACAGTAACAACTCTAGTAGAAAGATAGTATGGCAATGTAGTAATTACATTAAAAATGGAAAAGAGACCTGCACTGGAACGTCAATTGATGATGAAGTAATCAGCAGGCTTAATATAAAGGAAGAAACTATTGTAAAGGAGAAAGTTAAGGATGGCAAGAAACATTACAGTTATACCTGCAAGAACCAACAGTCAAAATGCAGTAACACAGAACATAAAATCACAGAAAAAGAGAATGGCAGCTTATTGCAGAGTATCAACAGACCAATTAGAACAGTTATCAAGCTATGAAGCACAAGTTAATTATTATACTACATTTATAAGCAGTCATCCAGATTATGAATGTGCAGGGATTTATGCTGATGAAGGTATTTCAGGAACCAATACTAAAAAGAGAGAGCAGTTTAATAAAATGATAGAGGATTGTAAAGCAGGAAAAATAGATATGATAATAACAAAGTCCATATCAAGATTTGCAAGAAATACTCTTGATACTTTGAATTATGTAAGGAGTCTTAAAGAATTAGGTATAGGGGTTATTTTTGAAAAAGAGAATATCAATACCTTAGATTCTAAAGGTGAAGTTTTACTTACTATTTTAAGTTCACTAGCACAAGATGAGTCAAGGAGCATCAGCGAAAACTCTACTTGGGGAATTAGAAGAAAGTTTGAACAAGGAAAAGTAGTAGTAAACCACAAGAAGTTTTTAGGTTATGATAAAGATGAAGAAGGAAACTTAATAATAGATGAAAAACAAGCTAAGATAGTAAGAAGAATTTATAAGGATTATCTTGATGGAAAAGGTTCAAATAGAATTGCAAGAGAACTTGAAGAAGAAGGTATTAAAGGATGGAATGGTAAAGCTAAATGGTATGAAAGTACCATAAGAGGAATACTAGCTAATGAAAAATATAAAGGAGATGCCTTGCTTCAAAAGACTTATACAGTAGATTTTCTTACTAAGAAAAGGGTAGATAATAATGGAGAAGTTCCGAAGTATTATGTTGAAGAAAGCCATCCAGCAATTATAGATAAAGAGATGTGGGAGGCGGTACAGCTTGAAATGGAAAGAAGACGGGTATTTGCTGAAACATATGGTGTATATAAACTAGATTATGCAACACTAGACAATCCATTTTCAGGAAGAGTTATATGTGGATGTTGTGGTAGTACATTTGGAAGAAAGACATGGCACTCTACAAATGAAAGTCTTAGAAGAAAAGTTTGGATGTGTAGTAATAGGTATAAATTAAAGGGTGAAAAAGGATGTACTAATAAACATATTGATGATAAGATTTTATACCAAGTTTTTATAAATGCATTTAATACAATTATAGAAAATAAGGATTACTTCAGGGCAAAATTGAAGGTTGAACTTAAGAGTGAGAATATTTTGGTAAGATATAAGGCAAAGCAATTTATAAAAATTATTGAAAATGCAGGGCCGATAAAAGAATTTGATGTAAATTTCTTTTTAAGACTAATAGAGAAGATGACTGTGTTTGAAGGGGAAAAGATTATTGTAAGCTTGCTTGATGGGACTGAGATAGAAGTTGTAATTTAATAAAGAATTTAGAGAACCAGTCGAGGTGATATATGTTCACTTTGGCTGGTTTTTTGTTTTTTTACAAAATTTTATATAAAACTATTGACTACATATTGTAGCATATAGTAGCATTAATATATTGAAATGAGGCGATAAGATGGAGTTCTATACTGTTAAAGAGATTGCTGAAATGCTTTCAGTTAATGAGGAAACGGTTCGCAGATGGATACGTGAAAATAAAATTGATGCAGAAAGAGGAGCGGGTAGACAGGGAAGCAAGGTTTCATCAGAGTCATTAAAAAAATTTTTAGATGAGAATAAAGGATTAATTACGGGTACAGCAGCTTCCGTTTTAGGTTTAAGTACAGTAGCTACATTAGGTACTGCTGCTTTAGGTGTAGGTGCAGCAGTAGCAGGAAGTTTTATTGCACCAATTTCAGTAGCATCAGTTTTAGGTATGTCCTGGTTGAGAATATTGAAAGCAAAAGACAAAGATAAAAAACAAATCAAGGTTGAGTTAATGGAAAAAGAATTAGAGTTAGAACAACTTGCAATGCAACTTAAAACTGAAATAGCAAGCAAAAAACATGAATTGGAATTGGTAGAAAGTCAAATTGCAAAATTAAGAGAAATTATTAATAAATAGAAAAACATGGGGAAATGTTAAAATGGCAAAGAAGGAACAAAATTTTAAATCTTTAGATTCACTTAAGCAAGTAGAAAAAGTTGTTAATGAAGCCGGTGAGGAGTTAAAGGATACTAAAAGGTTGATAATTAATAGTGCTATTCCAGAAGTACTAGGTGTAGCATTAGGTGCTGGTACTGGTGGAGCGATTTCGTTTGGAGCAATATATGCACTAGGTATTGTTGGATTGAGTGGACCTGGAATAATGACAGGTTTAGTCGCTTTGGGCGGAATCGTTGGAGGAGGTGCTACGGCGGGAATATTTGTAGCAGCTGCACCAGTTGCTATTTTGGCTGTAGGTGGATATGCAACATTTAATTATGCAAAGAACAAGAAATTAGTTCAAGAAAAAGAAAGATTATATCAAGAAGCTTTAAGAAAGCATGATGCAATTCAAAACCAACTTCAAAAAGAAGTTAATGCATCAAAGGATAGAATTGATTACTTGAATAGTCTTGTAATATTATTAACTCATGCTATTAAGGACTTGCAGGAGGATTTAACTAGTGCATAGAAAGGATTTTGATTACACAGAAAGTGAAAAAGAAATAAATAAAGTGATAAAGCTACAGGATATTAATCTGAAAAATATAGTGTCTGATTCAGAAAATAATATAAAAAAATTAGATGAAACAATTAAAATGGCAGAACAAGCATTATTTTCTATTGGTTTGGGTAAAGAAGTTGAAAAGGCTAAAAATACAATTGTAAGTAAGTCAACAGAGAAAAAGATAATTGTAGTACGTAATTGAGAAGAAATATCTAAAGAAGCGAATGAAGAAATACCCTATGAAGTTTCTATTAAAGACATATTCACAGATGATGAATTACGATCTAATGAAGAATATTTAGTTAAATTAAGGGAGGATTTCAATGCTTTACATAGATTAGATGATATAGATTACACTATCTGTGGTGTAGCAGGAGTACTAGCTGCGGCAGTTGATATATTGCTTGTTGGAATTCCAGAGAAAACAAAGTCTGGCATACAAGCAGGTCCTTTATCAAACTATATAAGAAAGCTTATGGAAGAAAAATTACCACCAGAAGAAATGGAGAGCTTAGGAAAAACAAAAGCTTATAAAGTACCTTTTGATCCTCAGGATAATAGAAATCTATCTGAAAGAGTTGAAGGGTTATCTTCTTGGTTTCACAGGTTTCATTCATTAGGACATGATCCTATTTTAGGATTTATTGCTGGAGTACTAGATGTAATGAATGGCAAATTTACGGCTATTGATATAAAGGGAAATTTAATATCGCAAGTTGCACCTAATCAGTCAACTAAGGGAATGAAGTTATTTGATGCTATAGCTCTTGTGTTTAGGCATATGAAATCAGATGTAACGACTTCAATGGGATTGCCTGCACCGTTCATGATATTGTTCAATTTTTTTCAATTTGGAAGCATTGGTAAAGAAGAACTAACCATTGCAGAAGTGGCAAGGGGAATGTATGCAGAGGGATATGACTTCATACATTTTTTATCCATGTCGGTATCCCCTATGCTAATCGAAGTTCTAGTAAGAACTTCTTACTTTGCAAAAAGAATGCATGAGGGGAATGGATTTAAAGATTCACTACCTATGGATTTGCCTTGTAATAAAAAACCAAAGTTAGGAACTATGTTATTTATTGCACACTCAATTGCTACAGCTGTAAATGCAGGTAAGGTTGCATTTACAGAAAACCCGCTTGCAATAAATTATTCTCAATGGTTAGCATTTGCAAAATACTCTATTTCTCAGTTGAAATGGGTATTGCTACAAAAACCAGCTTTAAGAAATAAATACGTTCAAGGATTTATTGATAGCGATTGGGAAGAAATAGGCTCTATTTTAGAATCAACATGGGATGATTTTACTAAAGGTGCTATTGTTTTATATAAATAAAGATTAAGAAGAGATAGAGTTATTATGAATGTATATATGACTTGTTTGTATATAACATTTTTCTTAATGAAATTCATGTTATCATAAATTAGGATAATGAAGAAATACACAGGTAAAATGTAGGTTAGGGGGATTGGCTTTGAAAAAAGAATTATTTAAAAAATGGTTAGAAGAAAACACTGAATTATCATCAAGAACTAAAAGTAATTATGTATATGCCATTTTTCATATTTCAACTTGGGCAAGTAAGGAACTAGGGATTAAAGAAAATTTATATGGGATATTAAATCTTGAAAATTTAAATAAAAAAATAGAAGAATTAGAAAACTCACCTGCTTTTGAAGAAAAAAATCAAAGAGATAACAGAACATGGAGTTCAGCTCTTAAATTATATAAAAAATTTATTAATGAAACTACTTTAGACGGCAATGAGCTAAATAATTATATTAGGGAAGATAGAGATATGAAAAATGTTTATTTAAAAGATGCATTTGAGCAGTGGATGAGCGAGCAAGTTCAAAGTAATGGAAAAACATATTCACAGCATACACAAAATGGATACATTTATACTCTTACTAAAGCATGTAGTGAAATTAAGAATCTTAATATAGATAATAGTGATTTATTTAATATTGATTCATTAGATGAGTTTAAAAAAATTGAAGAGATAGTAAGAAACAATGATGATTTTGCAAGAGTTAATGAGAAATTTGGAAAAGGTCAACTTTCAGCAGGAATGATAAAATATGCAGAGTTTTTGGAACAAAGAAGGTTAACTAGTTCAGTAGTTTGGTATGTTGGAGCTGTTATAAGTAGCGAAGATCAGATGCAAAGATTTATTAAGGAAGGAATATGGGAGAATGGTTATGATGATAAATATGAAGAACTTGTTAATTCTATAAATGTAGGTGACAGAATAGCAATAAAATCCACATATACTAGAAAGCACAATCTGCCATTTGATAGTTGTGGGAATAGTGTTTCTGTTATGGCAATAAAAGCAATAGGGATTGTAACTAAGAATTATAACAACGGGAAAAGAATAGATGTAGAGTGGAAAGAATTTAATCCAACAAAAGAATGGTATTTTTTCACTTTATGGAAAACTTTAGCGAGTGTATCTGAAAATGATGGGTGGATGCAAAAAAATTTAATAGATTTTACATTTAATAATGGGACTCAAGATATTAATAAATTTATAAATGGTCCTTACTGGAAAGAAAAATTTTCAGTAGAAGAAGAGGATAATGTTGAAGATGAAGAGATTGATAATAAAGAGGTATTATTAATAGAAAAGGAATATGAACCTTACACACAATCGAATTTCTTATCAGAAGTTTTTATTAGTGAAGAAACCTATGAAACAATAAAATCACTACTGGTGAGGAAGAAGAATCTTATATTACAAGGTGCTCCTGGTGTGGGTAAAACATTTGTTGCTAAAAGATTAGCTTTTTCTATTATGGGAAAAAGGGATATATATAGAATAAAAATACTTCAATTCCATCAAAGCTATGCATATGAAGATTTTATCATGGGGTATAGACCCAATGGGATGGGGTTTGAACTAAAGGAAGGTCCTTTCTATCAATTCTGTAAAACAGCATCAGAAAACCCAGATGAAGATTACTACTTTATTATTGATGAGATTAATCGAGGTAATATGAGCAAAATCTTCGGAGAATTAATGATGCTTATTGAGAGTGATAAACGTGGCGAAGAATTGACTCTTACTTATTCGGACATACCGTTCTATGTTCCAGAAAATCTATATATTATAGGCATGATGAACACTGCAGATAGAAGCTTAGCTATTATTGACTATGCATTGAGAAGACGGTTCTGCTTCTTCGAATTGGAGCCTGCATTTGAATCAGAAGCATTTAAAAATCACCTTCTATCACAAGGAGCTACAGAGGATTTAATTAATAAGATAAAAATGAAAATAGGAAGTATTAATCTTGAGATAGCCAAAGATGTAAATCTAGGAAAAGGATTCAGAATTGGTCATAGTTATTTCTGTAATTATGTAAATTCGGAAAAGTGGTATGAAGAGGTAATCAAGTATGAAATTCAACCTCTTATTAAAGAGTACTGGTTTGATGAAGAGGAAAAGGCAAAAAATTACGTTAAAGAGTTATTAAGGTGATTGACATGAGTAGTAGTCCCAAAATACCAATAAAAAATATATATTATATGCTTTGTTATGCATGGAATGTGCTTGAACAGTCAGATAGCATATCTTTAGGCAGTGACAAGTTTGATAATATTTATAATCTATTTGCAAGGATTTATATCAATGGCACAAGCAGCTTAATTAAAAGAGGACTTAGCAGATACTATATTCAAGAGAATGAAGAAGTATCAACACTTAAAGGTAAAATAAATATATCGGATTCAATTAAGGAGCAGACTTTACATAATGGCAGGATGATATGCCAGTATGATAACTTCTACGAGAATATTAAGTTAAATCAGATTGTAAAAACAACAATAGACATATTGGTGAAGTCATCTAGGTTAGAAGCTGGTTTGAGAGATAAGCTACTGAAATTGAGGTTATATTTTGCAGGTATACAAGAAATTCGGTTTTCTAAGGCATTATTTTCTACTCTTAGATATAACAGAAATAATAACCATTATCGTATGCTGATAAACATTAGCCAGTTAATTTATCAAGGGTTAATTACTAATGAGGTAGATAATGAAATAATATTTGCTGACTTTGTAAGAGATGACCAAATGTCAAAGCTTTATGAGAAATTTGTATTGAACTTTTTCCGTATTCGTCTTGATGAGAAAAAATATACTGTCCATGCTCCGAAATTGAAGTGGAATTTGGATGAGGAGATAAGTGAAGAAGATTTCTCTTTGCTGCCAGAAATGAGAACAGATATAGTAATTGAAAATAAAGTTAAGAATACACAATTGATAATTGATACCAAGTATTATGCACAGACACTTGTTTCTAGCAACTGGACTGATATTGAAAAAGTCCGTACTAGTCATTTGTTTCAAATTCTAGCATATGTGAACAACAGTGATTTTTTAGGGAATGTAAAAGGAATGTTGCTTTATCCAACTATAGATAAAGAGATTAATGCTAATTTTCCTATAGGTGGAAAAAGCATTGGTATAAGGACTTTGAATCTTGATACGGATTGGAAATATATACTAGACAGACTATTATCATTGATAGAGTAGATAGTGTTTTAAACAAGTTAACAATTTAATAGTAAATTATTGTTATTTGAGGAGGATTATATGAAGTGGATGATTTCAGCTAATAGTAAAATGTATAATCATGCTAGCGCATTTGAAAAATTTGGTTATATAGATTGGAGACAAAAGGCAAAGTATCAAATAGGAGATATTGTCTATATCTATTGTACTAGACCTTATAAAAAAGTTATGTTCAAAACAGAGGTTAAAAAAATTCACATGCCATTTAGTGATATTACAGATGATAAAGAATTTTGGAATGATATTACTGAGTATGAAAAATCACAAAATTGGGAGTTTGCAAGATTAAAACTAATTGAGCAAGTAGATACAGAAAAATTATGCTTAGAAAAATTATTATTAAATGGATTAAAAGGTGCACCACAAGGTCCAGTGAAGGTTAATGAATCATTGGCTCAATATATCAATTTATATTTTAACGATTACTATTCAGAGGGGTTTTTCAATGATGTAGAAGATGAAACTATATTTGAAGGCCATATGAAATCAGTTAAAGTTAATAGATATGAGCGAAGCTCTATAGCAAGAAATAAGTGTATTGAAAAGCATGGATGTATTTGTGCAATTTGTAATATGAATTTTGAAGAGGTATACGGAGAGGTTGGGAAAGGATTTATTCATATTCATCACATTGTACCACTAAATACTATTTGTAAAGAATACAAGGTAGATTATGAGAAGGATCTTATACCAGTTTGCCCTAATTGCCATTCTATGTTGCATAGAAAAATAAATGGAAGATATTTAAGTATTAAAGAGCTTAAAGAACTATTAAATTCAGAAATCAAACTTAATAAATAATAATTAAATAAACAAGTCCTTGACAAATAGTTAATTCAGAGTAATTACTAGATTACTATTTGTCAAGGAGGGATGTAAAAATGACTGAGGAACAAAAGCAGAAAATTAAAAAACTGCGTTATCAAGGCTTTGGATATAAGCAGATAGCAAAAGCCACTGGATTATCGAGAGATACGGTTAGGGGGTATTGCTTGAGGAATGGCTTGCATGGACTTGCTACAGAGCTAGTTGAGGAATACAAAGAAATAATGAAAGAAGAATTTAAGTATATTCTTTGTCTTAACTGTGGCACTAAACTTGAACAGACTGGAATAGGCCGCAAGAGAAAGTTCTGTTCATTGGAGTGTAAAAATGTATGGGGTAATACCCATAAAAAAGCATATTCCTTTCGTTGTGAGTATTGCGGAAAAGAATTCAAGTCATTAGGAGTAAAGAAACGAAAATACTGCAACAGCACCTGTTATACTAAAGACCGTTTTTGGCGTGAAGAGGATGCTGCTGAAGTTGCAAATAAAATCTTAGAATTCAAAAAGGTAAATAATTTACCAAAATGGCTTAAGGATTTACTCCTATCAGATGATGAAGCTTAAGGAGTTTAATGGGGGGGGATAAGAGGATTTAAATTGAGTAAGCTAAATGCAAAAGGGGTATAAGCAAAAAGATTTCGATAGGTATGGATTTTTATGGTAAGCAATAAAACCTTTAAAAATAGGGACTTACAGCGTATTGCTAGTATTTTGCGGGTTGATGTAAACTGCGACCCCCTAAGGTAAAAACGACCCCCTTGAGGTGAGCTTGTCCTTGTGCGAAATTGTATTGAGGGCTTGTCTACACACATGTTGAGACGGTAGTTAAACTAAGTAGATAAATAGCTAGTTTAAGCTAATTTGATGTGAATAAAAATATGATTTGCCACCGATTTGCCACCATAAGTTTTGTAATGGTGGCAAATTATTTTTGTATAATTATATTTTCAAGAATATTAACAGTATCTTTTTTCATTTTGTTGGTTACATGAGAATAGGTATCCATAGTCGTAGCAAGTTTTGAGTGTCCTAATCTCTCTTGAATATCTTTGATGTTAGCACCAGCCTCTAAAAGCATAGTAGCATGAGTATGCCTAAGTGAGTGAAAATTAAAGTTTATACCTAATTCGTAATTTATTACCTTAGATAAATACTTAAGACTATCAGTTGTTATATGTTCACCATTTTCTTTAGTACATATAAAATTAGAATCTGCATAATACTTACCATACTTTAACTTATTTTCTTTTTGATATAAGCTATGTTTCTTTAATATATTTATTAAAGTATCTCCTATAACAATGGCTCTGTTAGAACTTTTAGTTTTAGGTGTACCTAGTTCAAAAATACCTTTTCCTTTATTTATTAGAGTATGATTAACTTTAATAGTTTTATTATTTAAATCTATATCACTCCATTGTAAGGATGTAACTTCTCCACCACGCATACCAGTATGAAAGGCAATTTGAAGGGGAATATAAAAATTACTTTTTACAGAGAATCTATTGATAATTTTATTAAAGTCTTCAATAGAAATTATTTTTAAATCTTCCTTAGAGCTCTTTGAAGTGTTATCTTTAGGCAATTTAACATATTGTATAGGATTTTCTTTTATAAATTGATAAGGATATACTGCTGATTTTAATGCTCCAGAAAGTACTCCATAAAAATTATCTATACTAGATTTAGATAATGCACTTAAGTATTTTTGATTGATAAATTCTTGCAGTGCTGCTGGAGTTAATGATTTAAGTTTATATACACCCAATGATGGTTTTATATGATTTTTTATTATTCTTTTATAATATTCTTGCGTGTTATATTTGCAGTTAATAAGCACATACTCTTTATACCAATAATCAAAGTAATCTGAAACAGAAATATTACTTTCATCTATAACAGATCCACATTTTTCATATTCATTTAAAGCAATTCTTAAAGCTTCCTGAGCTTCTTTTTTAGTTTTGAAACCTCCCTTCTCTTTTCTTTTTCTTTTACCTTCAACTATTCCAAGGTCGAAATAGTAACTCCATGTAGAACCTCTCTTACGAGTTCCTCCTTGCATAATTATACCTCCTTTTGAACTTATGTTCGATTTGAATGTAAAAAAATATATACTTAATTTAATTTAAGTCAAATTTAAGTTTTAAATATTTATAGTCAATACCTTCGCAGTTGGCTACAACTTCAAGACAAAAATTTTCATATTCATTTAAAAGATTGTCATTTATTAATAATTCAGCTGCAAACATATCCGCTTCAATTTCATGCTTATTTTGATTAAAAAAGGTATTAGAATTATTAAAATAAATATTGCTTTTAGTATGCATAATTGCATGACCAAGCTCATGAGCTATGCAGAATAAAATTTCTTTTTCAGACAAATTTTCATTTATAAAAAAGACTTTTTTCTTTTTGCTATACACCAATCCCCTTTTTAAAACTTCTATTACTACTTTTTATATTTATTGGGGGTATATTTTTTCTTATTATATATTCTTACATCTGTTAAAAATTTCTCATATGCTAATTTCAAATATTCTTTATCCTCTTCATCTGCTGGAGTCCCACAAAATTCTACTGTAGAAAGTTTATCAATATTAGCAATCATTTTTTGAGCTTCTTTTTCTATATCTAATTTCTCTTTGTTAGTTAGAGGTGAATCAGATTATAGAGATACATTAGCTACAGTTATGAATAATGCTAAAAGTAAAGATGACAATTGGTCACATGTAGCACAGTCTTGGGTGTTTAACAAAGAAGATATTGATTTGGTAAAACAGTATATAACTAAAAATGGTATGGGAAATTCTAAAGGAGAGGATGCATTAAGAGGATTTTTAAGAAGTTTTAGCAATAATATCACAAAAAAATAGTATTAAGGAAAATCTATATTTTTGATAGAAAAATTACAATTGCAGATATTTATCTCATAAAGTATATAACTATGAAGATAGTAATAGATAGAATAAATTACTATTTAAGATTGAGAAATATAAAGGTTTATGAAAGATAAAAAATAAGTTGTAAAAATTCAATTACTAAAGATTAAGCAGATAAGTATCTCATTATATTAAGGCAGTATACGACAATTGTCAGCATTTTTAAGAATTGTAAATTCTTAAAAATGTATAATTAGATAGAAAAATGTGGTTTTATTTCCAATCAAGTTGTATAATAATTTTAAGTTTATATTTGTTAATTTTAAATAAATATGTTAATTCATACTAGAAAATCACTGTTTTGAAAGGTGGGAATGCGATGTTTGATTTTTCCGGAGCAAATATTGAAAAGCTAATAGTACATGGGGTAGGTAATAAATTAAAAGAAGAAAACTTGGTTTTATCACAACAATGTACAAATATTTCTGAAAATTCCTTGTGCAGTCTTTTGGGTAAATTTTTTTTCCAACGATTTAAAGATAACGGGGTATACAGTTTTGAACATGAGACAAGCCTTGAATATAATGAAGTATATCAATATGTAAAATCAATATTTGATAATATTAATAATTTTAGTGATAGTTCACAAAAAATTGCAAAACATTTATATAAAGTATCAACACATCCTAATATAAAGAAAGGAGAGTTATGCATTGCTTATATTAGTGGGGGAACATTAGACGAGTTTGAATACGATGCTATAGGAATTTTCAAATCAGAAAGTAAGGATGCATTTTTAAAAATTAGTAATGATAAGGACCAATATTTTATTAATTGGGATCAAGGCATTGATACTAACAAATTGGATAAGGGTTGTATAATTTTTAATTATCAAAAGGAAAAGGGCTATAAAGCTATAATAGTCGACTCGGGTACCAATATAGATACAAAATATTGGACAGAAGATTTTTTAGGAATTAAAAAGAATAATAGCGAATTTCATAGGACAAAAGTGTTAGTAGATGCATGTAGAGAGTTTGTCAAGAAAGACTTTATTAGTGAAAAGGCAGATAAGATTATTATGCTAAATAATGTTGTTGAGTATATTAATTCGAATCAAAGCTTTAATATAGATGATTTTGCTCAAAGCGTATCGGAAAAAAGTGAGTGTTCAAATGAATTGCGAAATTACATAGCAGATTATGCTGAAAAAAAAGATTGCCATAACATAGAAAGCTTTTCAGTTGATCAATCAGCAGTTAAAAGCATAAAAAGGAGTATTAAAAATTTAATTAGACTTGATACAGATATTGAAATTAAGATAAATCAATCAAAGCAAAATGATATAAAATATCTTGAAAAAGGATTCGATGATAAAAAGCAAATGTACTTCTACAAAATTTATTTTAATGAGGAAAAATAGAATGGGGGATGAATAGTTATGTCTGGTGAAAAATCAAAATCTTCAGGTGAATACGGTGAAAGAATTACACAAAACATTTTAGAATTAATCGGATGGGAAAACGCTCTTCCAGGAAAAGATATTCCTTGTGTACGTAAAGATATTCATAAGGGAGCTGAAGGAAACCCACGTCAAAAACATGGGGTTGATTTTATTGTACAATATGAATGTCCTTTAATGAGTAGAGTGGAAAATGATGTTTTAATATCAGTTAAGCATCGAGATGGTTATCCTGGAGCTAGAGGAGCAATAACGAACTTTAAATCATATTTAAAAGATATTGCAGAGGCTACTGAGTGTTATCCAGCGCATGAACTGTTTTCAAGAAGAATAACTGGAACCACTAAGAAAGATATATCCAATGTTATTATGTGGTTTAGTAGCGCTTCGGAAGACGAGAACAAAGGTATTATTAGTGAAGTTCAGAACTTTAGAAACAGTGACAGTATTAATTATAATACTGTTTACTTAGTTGATAATAAAAAGGCTAATTTCTTATATAGTAGCATTCAGCATGTAAAAAATATAGACAAAAATTTTTATTTTTATTATCCAGATACTGGATTCAATATGGATACAATTAAGAGAAAGCATCAAGGGCATATCCTTCCTGTGCAGTATATTAACTCGCCTGTATTACTGTTTAAGATAATTGAATCTTCAGGAGAAAGTTTGTATATGACTACTGATGATAATTTTTCAATAGAATATTTTGAAAGACTTATACAGTTAGCCCGCTTAGCAACTATTGGATGGGCAACTAAAATTGTAATTGTATTTCCAAACTATAATGATTATAGCAGCAAAGATGATGTTAGAAAAATATTATCACAAATAAATGATAGAACATTTGCTAAGAAAATTTCTGTAGAGAGATTAAATTATTCTGATTTCAGAAATATAGGAGGCAATTAAAATGGATTATGAAGAAAAGATAGTTCCCTTAACTGAAACGAATGTAGCTTCAATGTTGCCGTTTGGGGCTACACTAAGACCATTGCTTAACGATTCTTGTTTAAGTGATTCAGACATTAATAATGTACTTAAATCTAGAGGTGTATTCGTAGGTGAATCTGATAAGAAAAATACAATTCCATTGATGTTAACAATGGTTCTTAGTCCTAGAGAGTTTGAACAATTGCAGGAAAAGCAAGGAACAAAAGAAGATAGTCCCAAGCATAGAAATAGTGTAGTTAAAAGCAAGAGTAATAATGCTTTAACTTCTGTTATTAATGGTTTTGCTATTGATGTTGATAAAGTTGAAAAAATAAACCCTGATGTAAGTATTAATTCACCTATGATGTTTGGATTTGTTTCAGAGAATCAAATTCAATTAGAATATAATATTGTAAGAAAAGATTTAACAAGAGATTGGGTTAGACCTCTAAGTGTCCATTCTGGTAAAATTGTGGTTTCAAAAGATACAAATAGCAAAGAAGTAAAAGTATGTAATGAACATACTTCAAAGGAAACAGACGATATTAATAAAAAGATTATTAATGATATTATAACATTTTTAAGAGAAAAGGGAGAAGTAGATGATAAGTTAAAGACAATTTGTGCTAGTGACTTTTCTAATAGAGAGAGATTTAATTTTATGTTAAGCTTAGCACAAAATAGTGAGGATGGTACTCTTGAATTTATTGAAATAAAGGATGTTGAGATTGGGCCAGACCCAGAGAATCCACCACACAATCCTAATAGTGTTATACAGCAGAATGTTAAAAAAATTATTATTAACGGAAGTGGGCTAGAGAGTAATGCTATATTAACTAATGATAGTGATAAAGATAATTTATTACTTAGGAGCATTGAAGCTAAATATAACTTTAATTGTAATGGAGTAAGAGGTTCGTGTATTTTACAATATGGATTTATGCACTTTTTTAGGAATCAAAATACATCACAAGAGTTTCAAGTTGCTCTAGCATTCATTAATTCAAAATCTGGAAATAAAACAAGCTTGAAGGATTATGTCCTAAACAAATTTGATTCAATTAAAATAAAGCAATTAGAAAATGGAAAAATGAAAAGTTCTTGATTATTTATAAAATACCTTATGAAATGCCATTTTAATTTTTAATAATAGTTGAAACTATTGATACGGTGAATAGTACTATAAGTGATATACAACTTATCATTATCTATATAATTGCATGTGCAATAGTCATTACCATTAGACTAATAATTAGAAAAACCAGAACAGTAGGATAAAGCATAAGGATAGACAAAGATTGTTTTATTTGTGAGTGCCCTTGTTGTGGAGATTGATGTATAATTCATAAGAAAATAAACGAGTATGTAAAAAGAAAATAAACTATTGGTATGTTAAGGGTCAAGATAATTTCTTGACCTATTTTTTATGTAAGTTTTTATTGATGTATAAAGGTAAATAACATTAAAAATAAGGCGTATATCAGATAATTATTAAAAGCTGATATGCGCTTTTTTGATTGGAGGAATTTTTATTGGAAGAAAGCACATGGGTAAAAGAACTAAAAGAAAAGAGAGGTGAATATGGCATTTCACAAAACAAGCTTACGGTAGCTGCTGGTATTACAAGGCAGTATTTAAGTGACATTGAAACTGGCAAGGTTAGTCCATCCGCAGAGCTTCAAATATCTATTTCAAAAGCATTAGAATGGTTTAATCCAGATTCACCGTTGGAAATGCTATTTGACTATGTTAGGATTCGATTTCCAACACTTGATTTTAAGCAAATTGTGGAAGATGTTTTAAGGCTTAAAGTATCATATATGCTTCATGAGGATTAAGGTTTATATTCTTATTCAGAGCATTATTGTATGGGTGATATTTTTGTACTTGTATCCGGCGAAGAAGAAAAAGGCGTGCTTGTAGAGATGAAAGGGCTTGGATGCCGTCAGTTTGAAAATTATCTTCTTGCACAGGAGCGAAGCTGGTATGAATTTTTTATGGATGTACTGGTAGATGGCGGAGTAATGAAACGGCTTGACCTCGCCATAAATGACAAAGTAGGGATTTTAAATGTTCCTGATCTCACAGAGAAATGTAGGAATGAGGAATGTATTTTTGTTTCCCGCAGTTTTAAGAATTATCGAAGTGGTGGGCTTGTACGAAGAGATGATAAGGAATGTATGGGAAATACCCTATACATTGGTTCATTGCAAAGTGAAGTCTATTTCTGCATTTATGAAAAAGATTATGAACAGTATAAGAAAAATAATATCCCAATAGAACATGCAGAAGTGAAAAATCGTTTTGAAATTAGATTGAAAAATGAAAGGGCTTATTATGCTATTAAAGATTTGATGTTTTATGACAATCGAGAGAGTACAGCCTTTAAAATCATTTGA